CCCAGTTATTTTCTAAGGAGTAACCCATGATCCCCTACATCGAAAACACCACTGGCGTCGTATTTTTCATCGACAGTACTGTAAACCATTATCCACGTAGCAAACCCAACTACGACGTTCTCATCGAAAAGCTCGAACGAAACGACGAAGACGGTTACGAAGAATTCTTAACTTCCAACGCAGCTAAAGTCAGTAACCTGCTCTCAGGCTACCCTGATTTCACAATCAAACAAGGGAAACTCTACTACAAGAACGAAGTACAAACCGATTACTTATCTCGCAAAATCGTGGAATTCTACGAAGCGGGTCGCCCAGTAGAAGCTCAGATCAATTTCTTCCTCAACGTCCAGGAAAACCCAAGCTTCCGAGCCCGAGAAGAAGCCTACAAATTCGTCGAATTCAACAGCCTCCCCATCACTCGTAAAGGAACTTTCCTAGCTTACAAGCGTATCCGTGCCGACTGGACCGACGTTCACACAGGAACCATCAGTAACCACATCGGTGCCCAACCATCGATGCTTCGTAACCTCGTAGACGACGATCCAGACAGGACCTGCTCCAACGGCTTCCACATCTGCGCTTTTGGATATCTCCAATACTTTCCTGGAGAACGTATTGTCGTAATCGAACAAAATCCACGAAATATCGTAGCTGTTCCTCGCGACTACAACGGAACTAAAATGAGGGTAACTACCTACTTAGTACTATCGGAAATCCCCATGGACACCGCCGAAAACATCTGGGCTAACACCCCCTACATCGAAATTGAAGAGGACGAAGATGCCCGCTGAAATCAAACACTGCTCACCCTGTAAACCCACTCTAGCCGCCGAATGGCAAGACAAAACCTACGGCAAAAACGAGCGAGTCCACAACCTACTCGCCGCCAAAAAAGATGACACCAAACAATGGCGCTGCACCGTCTGTAGCGCTGTTAGAACTTGACACCCTCCTAAACCTCAACTAAAATAGCCTCAAAATTCAGCCAGGAGCGTTCCTCCTGGCTCACCTTCATCACCGGAGCTACCATGACTGCCTTTACCCAACTCAAACTTCAAACTAATCAGAACGTTCTCCAAGCCGCCGACCTCGACTGGCGCGTCGTAAAACGCCCTCTCTACGACTTCCACGATGCTAAATTTCACAACACCGGAACCTTCGGACTCTTCAGGGAAGATACCGACGAATATATCTCAGATGCTTCAAAACGATACCACCCTTTTCAAAACGAAGATGTCGTAAATTTCTTCGAAGATTATGTCACTAAAGCCGGCGGAACCGTCACCCACGGCGGACATTACAAAAACCGCGACATCCTCCTCTTCGGCAATCTCGGTCACACCGTAAACCTCGGAAACGGCAACGACGCCGAATTCAAACTCCTAGCTCGCACTGGCCACTACCCCGGCATGGCCTTAGAAATCTTAATCGGCGTTCTCATGTGCGCTTGCACCAACCAGTTCACCCCCAAAATGGATATTAGCAACCGTGGATTTTACTATCAGTGGCATAATACTGAATTCACCAAAATCAACAAAGACGGCGTAGCAAAAACCCTGGACTGGTTCAAAAACTTCATTACCAATTACCAAACTCAAGCCCAAGCGCTCATGGCTAAACCCATGACAACCCCCCGCGCTGAAACATTCCTTATCGAACACATTGGGGACACCACTAAAGTAAAAGCTGACCAACCAAAAGCCGTTACAAATATCCTCAACATTTATGATTCCACAGCCTATCTCGGTCCCAACGATAAGCGTGAAGCCACTGCCTGGCGACTGTGGAATTCAATCACCCAATATATCGATCATATCGATAACCAATCTATGCGAAAAGCTCGTAGCGCCATGATCGGAACTGGCCAAACCATCAAACAAAAAACTTTCCAAGCTTTACTAGAGGTATAACATGATCTCGTGGTCATTTTCTCGTTTGACAGATTATGAAACCTGTCCGTACCGATTTAAATTGAAGTACCTAGATAAACACAAGGAAGAAACTTCTGAAGCGGCCACGCGAGGAATTGACCACCATAATGCCCTAGAACAATACGTATTAAGATACTCTGAAGAATACCCCGCAAAATATCTAAAGGAAACCATAGACCAGCTTCGAGATAAGAACCCCATCATCGAAGATAAATGGGGTTTTACTCCTCAATGGGAACTCTGTGACTGGTATTCCGCATGGGTACGAATTATCCCCGATGCCTATTACATGGAAAATGAAACACTAACTATAATCGACTTCAAAACCGGAAAAACAAACCCCATCAAACATACCGCTCAAGGTCAACTCTACGTAATTGGAGGATTCAATAAATTCCCCATTAACCAAATAAAAACCGAATTCTACTACCTAGACAACGGAGAAATCCTAACCGCATCCTATAAGCGTGAACAACTAACGACTCTCCAAAAAAATTGGAATTTAAGAGCTGAACGCCTAACTACCACAAGATCATGGAACCCAAAACCCAATAAATGGAGTTGTAAATATTGCGGAGTTAAGCAACACTGCGATTTTGAGTACGAAAAATGATACCACCACTCTACGAACACCAGGAAGAAGATATTAAATTCTACCTAAAGAATAAAATCGTCTTCAACACCGCCGACCCAGGCACCGGAAAAACCCGAGTAGTCTTGGAAAGTCTCGCTCGTACTCCCATAACCAAACGAGGTCGTACCTTAATTCTCTGCCCTAAATCCTTAATGCAATGTGCATGGGGAAACGACATCGAAAAATTTACTCCATCCCTAACTTACCAAATAGCCCCAGCCGGAAATAGAGCATCTCCTTTTTATAGCGATTCTGATATAGTAATCACTAACCATGATGCTACCAAAGCCTTAGTCGAGAATCTACCTCACACCCTATACAACAAATTCAACACACTAATTATCGACGAAAGCACCGCTTACAAAAATCATACTGCTGCACGCAGTAAATACGCCATAAAGTTAGCTCATAGAATGTCCAACCGAAGCTGTCTATCCGGCACCCCAACCCCAAACAGCATCCTTGATTTATGGAACCAACTATTAATCCTGGATGAAGGCGAACATCTAGGAAAAAGTTACTACCGTTTTCGAGCTTTAACTTGCGATCCTCGACCAATACCAGGAGTATTCGGAGCCACTAACTGGATAGATAAACCAGGAATCGAATTAGTCATCGCGGAACTTATTAAAGACATCACCATCAGGAGAAAACTAGAAGACTGCATTTCCATCCCAGATCAAAATATATATTCCATAATTTATACACCTTCTGATACGTTATTAAACACCTACAAACGTCTTAAAAAGGATGCGCTACTAGAACTACAAGACCGAAACATCACCGCATTAAACGCTGCGGCAGTCATAAATAAACTCCTTCAGCTACTAAGTGGAGCCGTATACGACAACGAAAATTATACTATATTCGACAACAATCGATACAAACTGGTCCTAGATTTAGTGGAGGCCAGACAACATAGCCTGGTAGCTTTTAACTGGAAACATCAACGCGACGGCCTATGTAAAGAAGCCAACGCTCGCAATATAATCCACGCCGTTATAGACGGAGAAACCCCGCTCGATACCAGAACTCAAATAATCGAAGATTTTCAAAAAGGAAAATACCAAGTCTTATTCGCTCACCCACAAAGCGCGGGACATGGCATTACGTTAACCAAAGCCACTACCACCATCTGGTGTAGCCCGATTTATAACTCCAATCTGGAACAATTCCTACAATTCAACCGACGAAGCTATAGAGCGGGACAAACAGAAAAAACTGAAGTTATCCTAATTACTACTCAAATGCTCGAACCAGGAATCTACGAACGTTTACAAGGTAAGAATGAAAAACTAACCAACTTATTGGAACTACTAAAATGACCGACATAATGCAAAATATCCAAGGAGAAATGGATAAACAAATAGCAAAGATGCTAGAACTCCGAGAACAAATCCGAACCTACCAAAATAGTATCGATACTCTACAACACGATTACGACAAAATTGGAGATGAATTACTCGACAACATGGATTTACTCGGACTTAAAGCCGCTAGAACCGACCAAGCTACGCTAAGCGTATCTGAAACCACCCGACCCGGCGTAGAAGATTGGATAGCTTTCACCAGCTACGTTTTCGAAAACAAAGCTCTCGAACTTTTAGAAAGGAGACCCGCAGTCAAAGCTTGTCTTGAACTCAACCAACTCGGGACTGAAATTCCCGGAATTTACTTCTTCACTAAACGCAAAGTTAACCTACGTACCCTGTGAGACCAACATGACCGAATCTACTTCCACTGCTATCGCCAACATCTACGACCTCGACGAATTTAAAACTAAAATCGCCACTTCCCTATTTCCATCCATCCGTTTAAATGGAAAGCTCTTTGAATTTCCTGATGGCCGCTGTACTCTAGGTCCAATTTCAGTAATCGTGCTCGATTTTCATTACTACAACACCCTCTATACCACCGCCTACAATCCAGGTAAGATTGTTTCACCCGATTGCTGGGCTCTCGGTTCATCGCCAGTAGGCATGATCCCCGGCAGCGCTTGTCCTGTCCACCCTACTTGTGATGACTGTCCGAAAAACCAGTGGCGTAAGGACGGGGGGAAAACGCTACCTAAGGAATGCCGTAACATGGTTCGATTCGCGGTAATCGATCCTACCGGCGACGATAAGACAATCTACCGTCTGGTTGGATCACCCATTGCCAACGGCTTATGGCAAAAGTTCGTAAAGAATCTACGCGCTAAAAACATCCATCCAAGGAGCGTGATTACCGACATCAGCCTCGACCAGAAACGCACCGTTCCCGTGCTTGAATTTAGCTTGAAAGGCCCCCACAACTTAGATACCAGTTACATAGCCGAACGACTAAGCACAGTAATGAGCTCAAAGATGCTCGAACAACCGCCGATAGAAGCCTAGTTAAACTTTGGTTCGGTATAAATCCAAAACATGCTCGGGGCTACATTGAGCGGGCTGAAACTAGATGCCATGACATACTGCCCTGGTAGCCGAACCTCTACATAGGTAAAAAATAATGAAACTAAATATAAGAGTTTCTTACATAGCCACATCAGTAAGCACTTTAGAATTACCTATAAAATCTTGGAACGAAGTAAAAGAATGGTATATAAAATGGGATATTTTACACTACACCCTCGACAACGAAACTTGGAATACCACCCCTCTAAACTCATCTACCGATGAGATCATTGATTGGAAACGTCCAGACTCAGCTTATATTAATGACGAATTTGATAATGTCTTAGATTCATACGGCTAAACCATGCTAAAATGTATCCCTAGATCAGAAGCAACAAAACTAGGGGGAGTTGCAGCTACCTACCGAGCTCAAACTGACAACATCTACGGTACATGCCCAAGCACTTGCCCCCTAAAACCAAAGTGCCATAAAGGAGCTAAAAAACTCGATGAACCCTACCTCGAAACCGTTCTCAAAAGCGTACCACGTCACGGAATTGCCTGGACCTATACCCATTTCCCATTGGCTACTATACAACCCTATCTATCGAAACTACCTCAGACTCAAACGACAATCAACCTATCCACTGACACCGTGGAGCAAGCCTATGAATACCAAGCCGCAGGCTACCCTACTGTCCTCGCCATCCAACGAGCCCCCCACAAACACTGGCGGCAAAACCAAACCCGATTCGTCGTATGTCCCGCCACATATAACAAAGAAGTTACGTGTTTTAACTGCGGCGGTGGCGTACCTCTGTGTGCTAGACCTAATCGTAATTACGTGGTTGTATTTCCTGCTCACGGACCTCGGAAACACTTAGTTGGTTCGCAAGATAAAGGAGGTTGCTACGGAGAGCTAGGAAATGTTAGATTACATTGGGATAACGCCAGTAAAGGCATAGGTAGGACTATCCTACAGGATAATGAAGAAATAACTATACTACCTATCTGGACTAAGCTACTCCCCAAGTACACACTACTACGACACCACATTGTAGGGGATTTAGGATGCCTAAAGAAAGCGACATAACCGCTAGAATCAATAAAATGATTTCAGAGAAGTGTATAGCCTGGAAAATAAACACTACAACAAGACGGGGTATGCCTGATTGCCAGTATATAGGCCCAGAAAATAATCTATGGGTAGAATATAAACGGATAATAGGAACTCGTAAAATTCTCCACGTTTATAAACAACTAACCGCTATCCAACTAAGCACCATAAAAAAATTAATTAAGCTTAACGAAGAAGTATGGTTAGTTATCTTCTTAAATGAAAGTATACTCATACTTCGAAACCAAGAATGGGAAAAACCAGTAGCAGTAAAACCAGAAAACCTTTATACCCCACAAAAATTAGTCAACGAAATCCACGAGTTCATAGGGGTAAAATGTACATCTTAACTTTTATAGTAGTCATCGTAGTTTTAATAGTAGTCTACGATATAATAGGAGACCCATGAACATAAAAGATTTACTAAAACCAATAACTGATTTAGAAATTGAAATATTTAAAGCAAAAATAGAATTAGCTACCGAATTAGCCCGAGCAGAAATAGACCTATACAACGCCCAAATTGAAATATATAAAGCACGTATAAACTATGAATATCAGAGACTTGCTACAAAGCCATCCGAGCCCGACCAAAGTAGAAATCGAACTCAATAAGATTTTTGAAACTGTCGATTTCGGAGAAGCCCTATTCCAAGGATGGTTCTCTATAGATTGCTACGATGAAAATAACAACCACCGCATAAGCATCATCTATCAATGGGGACACCACGATGAGTGGGTTTACACCATAACTTGGTCGGGTAAAAAACCTACTTATAATTTATTTGAACCACTCGATCCCTGGTAAAACCTTGAACCGCTCGATTTCTGGTGAGATCACCAGCCTTTCAAGCTGGCTAGACGGGTTCGATTCCCGTGCGGTTCATCCTATTTTTATTTTTTATTTTTATAAGAAACTAACCAACAAAATCTAACAACTAGGTGGGAGGCGGGAGGCGAGGGCTCGGAGTTTCAAAAACCCAACGATAGCCTTTGTGAGTTTTTCGCTTGCCATTGCAACAAGATGAGATACTAGGTAGAAGGAATCCATAACGAGCCGCTTCGCCCATACTCGAAAACCTTAGTTGCTCGCCGGTCGTTAAGTGCGTCGCTACGATGTTTCGTCTAATTTTAGTCGTCAACCCCGTCTCGAACGCATGAATCAGATTTTGTTCACAGGTACACCACTGAAGATTTTCAACTCGGTTGTTGGTCTTGACGCCATCCAGGTGGTTGATTTGGTCATAGCAGTGCGGGTTTTCCAGGAAAGCCTCCGCAACCAGACGATGAACGACCTTATCACTTCTCGCTCCCTGGCGGAACAGGGTCACCTTCTGATACCCGTGAGTAATACCTATCCAAAGAGCTAGCTTCCGTCCCGGCACAGCGCCCCTGCCTGGAGCAACTCGGAAAACGTCACCTTCATCCGAAACTGCATAAAGTCCTTCGTAGCCGACCACAGGCATAGTATTCATAACGAGCATTTGGCATAGTCGCAAGCGGAGCAACGTTCGCAGCCTTCGCTCTTAATGAGGCGGGACTTACATTCAGGGCAGGATAGGGAATCGGACTGGGGGGTTTCTTCGGGGGTTACTACGCGACAACCTACAATACGTTTAGTTATAACTAACATAAACAAACCCCACAAAAAGAAAAAACCCCAGAGCGCAAAGGGGAGTGCGCCCTGGGATCATCGAAATAACCACCTTGAAGGAGTTTATGATACTGCTAATTCACGGCAAACGCAAGTTTTTTATCGGAACATTTGCTCCAGCAACGCCCGGCGGGTGTCGGGCAACGCGCCGATGATCGGCGATATTCGCAGGATGGCGTCGGTCGTCTCCTGAGCGAGCCGGCCTTCTCCAGCACCGCCAATTTTGCGGATCATCTGATCCATCGACGTGGCAAACGGCCCAAGCAGCGCCGTGTAGACCGGGGTGCCGTAACCCGCCGAACGGTTAGCGTCCAACGCCAGTTGCAGCGGCCCGAGCAGCCCGGTTCGGCTGAGAATGTCCATGGCGTAATCCTCGGGCTCCTTCTCGCGCCGGGCGGGTTTACCCCATAGACCGTCGCGGATTTCCTCGCGCACCACGGTGCCGAGCATGGCCAGAGGGACCATCAGCGCCCACGGCAACGCCAGGATCAGTACTTTCTTGCCGTAAGAGTCGGCCCGCTGATACTCGCGCAGCATCCGGCCCATGACGACGTGCCCGTAGGACCACAGGAAGGACTTCAGGTGCCACACCACCATGGCGGCGGGGTGGCTGGCCCACAGCGGCCGCTGGGTGGCGTCGGGGTGCATCGCCGACTCCGCCACGAACTGATTGAGGGCCACTTGAATCTTATACGCCGTGGTCTCCTGCGCCTTCTGTTCGGCCTTTTGTTGGGGGGTGTGCGCGGGATTGGGGGGCGGCGCGGTCAATTTCCCATTGAGGCCGTTGGGGTCCAACCACTTCGTCAGGACGGCGTGGGTCAGTCCGAACTGCTTCAGCAGGGCATCGGACTCGGCGCCGGGTTTAACCGCCAGCCCCTTGAACCACTCGATGCCAGTGGCGAACGCCGTCAGCCGGGTGAGGTTGTCCAGCCACTCCATGCCGTTGTAGCGGAAGAACGTGTCGTTCAGCTTGCGAAACGTCTGGTCCATGAACGGCGTGTCCAGGTAGGCCCGGCCATACAGCCCCCGCAGGTTGTCCATGACCACCCCGTTGGCGGTGGCGATCTGGTACAGCTCGCCCTCTTTACGCATCTCGCCCAGGGCGGTGGTCAGACCCCGCCAGGACGCCCCCATGGCGCCATTGGCGCGGATGGCGGGTACGGCGAGGCCGGCCAGGTTGGTGGTCACCGCCAGGGGCAGCAGCGCCCAGTTCATGCCGGTTACGATCAGCGACGACAGACGCCGCAGGTTAGGGTCGAAGTCCGCGCCGGCCCGGCCCAGCACCGCGTCCATGGCCTTAATCATGAAGCGCAGTTGCGAGGGCGTGGCGCCTTCGGCCAGGGCGGCGTTGTACAGGATGCGCAGCTTGACGGTCTGATCCCAACGGACCTTGAACTTGTCCGTGCCCTTCTGGGACATCCAGGAGTTCTCGTTGGAATCCCAGTACAAATTACCGTGTTTGGCCGGGTCGTGCAGCGCTGGCACCGAACCTTGCAGGCTGTAGTCCACGCTGCCGTTGGTCGGTATGACTACCCAGGCCGCGAAACGCCGCTCGAACTCGACCCGCTTGATGAGCTGGGTGGCGTACTCCTTCATGGTGGCTTCCGGTTCCGTCGTCACCCGCAGGAACGGCAGCAGGTCAATGTCATTGACCGAAGCCAAATCGGAGTTCAGCCGGGCCAGGGCCAGGTGAGGCGCGTAGAAGCTGTAGTCCTCACCCCGATAGAGCGAAACCTCGGTCAGCAGATGGTTGTAGACTTCTTCCGCTTCGGCGGGCTTCCAGGCATACTTGATGGTCAGCATGTCCAGAAAGTCCTGTTTGTTAGCCGTCAGGGCGTCCTTGTTCCAAATGCGCGGCAGCTCCGTGGACTGAGAGCCGACGTGCGAGTTCAGAACATCCTTGTAGTAGTCCTTCAGCCGTTCAAACAGCTTAGCCAGGTTCTTGACTTCGACCGGCGCGGTAGCGAGTTGGTTGGTGTCTCGCGCTACTACGTACCGGCGCATGAGGTCCTGCTTCTGCGAGTCGGTCAGGTTGTCGAACGCTTCGTTCACCCACAACGCCTTGCCCGCCGCCTGACGCAGCCACGCCGGCCGGAATCCTTCAAAATAGCGGGACTGGCGGGCGAAGTCGATAGTCATATCCCGGTAGGTATACGGGGCCGGCGCGGCGGCGCCTGGCGCTCGCACAATGAGATCGGCCAGGGCTGTCAACGCCGCCAGCGGCTTGCCGTTCGGGTCCAGCTCGGAGCGCAGCCGGGCATCCAGGGTCTTGGTAATGTGGTGGTGCAGGGACCTGGCGTGCCGCCACACTCCCCGAGCTCGGTCGGCGATAAACTTGCCCGCTCGGGTACTCTCCAGCAGTTTCTGCCCGGCGTAGTACCGAATACCAGGGCTGTAATCTGGAGTCGCGTTTAGCAGGGTTTCCATACCCTCTTTCAGGTCAGACAGCACGCCGTTTTGCTGCATCACCGCATTGCGGTACTGGATAGTGGCCAGCACTCCGGACAGGAAGTTATCGACGAACTGCTTGCTGTCCTTGGTCTTGGCCCGACCAGTCTTGCCAAACAACTTGTCGTAGAACGCTTGGAGCCGGCCGAGCAAGTAGTCGATGAACTTGCGTACCATCGGCGGGCCTTTGACCTCTACCGGCTTGTCCAGCCCCAGGAGGATACGCTGCATCCGGGAGGCCACGTATTCATCCACCATCAGGTCGTCGGAGATGAGAGCGATCCTCGGTTGCCCGCCCGTGGCTTCCTTGACCAGTTGTTTCCAGACGGCGGCTTGTTTGCCTCCCGTAGCCTTCTTCAAATCAGACAGGTTGGTGCGGTAGAATACATGCCCCATCTCGTGAGCCAGTTTACCTCTTACCGTGTCGTAATCCTCACCCTGGGTAATCAAGTAAACGTGGGGCACGTCGTCCTTGTACACGGTGAAATAGGGATCGTTCTGGGCCATGGCCACGATCTCGTCGGCCTGTTCGGTCAGCGCCAGCTCGTCGAGCAGTTGCCGGAAGGTCGGCGTTTCACCACGCTCGCGCGCCATCCGCAGCAAATCGATATGTTGCAGTACCGCAGTGGGTATACCCAGTTCCGACATCATCCAGTTGAACTCGCCGCGAAGCTCCGTAGTTTGTTCAGCGGTGAATTCGTTCGCGGATACGGGCTGGGCAGTAGGCAAAGGTTTCTGCTTAACCTTAAACCACTCAGATTCAGAGAGTATTGGGTTGTTATCCAGCCAGTCTTGATAATGCCGTTCGGCTTCGACTTTGGCCTTACTCGCTTCCGCGCGTTGTTCAGGGGTAACAGTCTTCGGTTCTGGTTTTACTTCAGGCGGACGGGCCGCGACTTCGGAGCCTTCCAGTTTACCTTCGCCTGGCATAGTCCGTAGCGTGGCGCTAGGCTCTTCACCAGACAACCTCCCCAGCTCCTTGGAGGTCTTTTGAACACGATATTCAATCTGTCGCCATTCTTCGCCGTATAACCGCTGATCATCCGCCGCTGACCGGTCCCAAGCAGGATCTTTGATACCGGCGCGTTCCAGGAGATCGAGTACGGCCTCACTATCGTTCAGGGCGTTGTCATCGCGTAGAGTACGATCTTGGTACACTTCACGTACTTCTGTGATTTTACTACGTGCCAAGCGTAATTTAGCGTTACGGTTAAGGAATACGTTACGTAATTTACCTACAAACCTAGCGAGAACGTCGGGGTTGTTCAATAGGAACACATCGTCTTCCTTGGCGGGAAATCCCATGGCTTCACGGTCAGAGGCTTCTTGCCGGCGTCGGACGGTTTTTTGAAACTGCCGTTCCAACTCACTCAAATCCTCCGTTAAAGCTGCGGCTTCATTCTGTAAAGTCGCGATCTCTTTAATCAACCCTTTTATTGAACTCTTTACTTCAAGTACGTCGCCGACAGTTACGAATTCGCGAGTCTTGGGGTCGTATTTCAGTATCCAGCCACGTAGCGGGCTGTTTTCAGGGAGGTTATCAAAATCAACCAGCGACAAATCGGTTTTTATACCGTCGGTGGTTTGGTATTTCCACATTTTCGCCGGAACAGGCTTATCGTCTTTATCTTTCCTGATGCTGCCGTCTAAGTTTTTTAGATAAACCGGCTGATTCTTCGCGTCCTTCTTATCCACCAACTGAGTATGGGTCTCGGTGGGCATCGGCCGCAAACTGTGCGCGAGTTTAGTGCGTAATACCTCAAAGCCCTTGACCAACGCCGCGATGCGATCCATGTGGGTGCCGGAAACGGCGTCCAAGCCCCGCATGGCGGTATAGCCCACCTTTACCACGTCGTCTAGCGTCAACTCCGCCGAAGCCCCGGTGGTTAGGTGGGAAGCGTCATTTTCATGGTATTTCAGATAGGCACGGACGAACAGGTCGATAATACCACCGAAGTTATCAACCTTGATGGCGTGGTAGTTCTCAGTAACGGTGCGTTTGGTCCTCGGCTTCTGGTACGTATATAGCGGAATACCCATTTGCTCCGCAAGGGTTTTGTTGATAATGACCATGCCGCGCCCCTGAGTTTCCAGGCGCGATGGGTCTTTTACCAGACTCTCATATCGGGCTTTATCCTTGGCTCGTTGCGCAGGAGATTTCTTTTTGTCCAGCTTCGGGTCTATCAGGTCGTCGAGATTCTCTAAAAATCCTTGGTCGTTACGAAATTGAACCTTACCTTCGAAGAACACGGCGTTATCAAAACCCATCGCCGCCAACAATGACCTGCCGAAGTCCTTGGCGCCTTCCGTCAGTCGGCGTTTACCGCCGATTAGTGGATCGTCCTCCAACGCTTTATCGACTTCCAGTACTAATCCTTGGAGTTTATGGCGCGTGGCCGGGTCCGTGAAGTCCAAACCACGCCAATCGTCCACGGTCTGCTTGGCACTGGCGAGTGCCTGCTCCATCGCGCCAACCATGCGCTGGATTAGTGGGTGCTTCAAATTAGCTCCCGTTGAAAACACTACCCCGGAATTACGCTTGCTGGATTCAGCCATTCGGGATGTACTGCGCCGCCGTTCCTCCACCAGGGTAGCCAACGAGTCCAGCGTGGCGCGGGACAGCCCGCCCTCCATCCGAACCAAGTCGGCGTCCGGGCCGGGTTTGGCGGTTTCCTTAACGTAGACGATTTGTCGGCCATCTGGGATTCGGTGTTGAGCCAGTTCGAACTTTACATCGAGGCCGGCCTGATTCAGCATCAGGGTACGGGTCATCAGTACGTGCTGCATCGCGGCGGGTAGCGCTTCGAACAGCGGATTTCCATAGCTGGCATCGAATCGCTCGCCCATCCGGGCGCCTTTCAAATCCAGCGAACGAGTACCGCCAGCATTGAGCAGGCTACCAGAATCCAGTTCGTCGCCCAGCGGAATCGCTTCGACTCGCGAATATACCTGTCCTTGCCGGTCACGGGTATTTTTGCCCGCCGTCTCGAAGACCGTGGAACGTAATGCCAGAGCGTGAGATAGGGTGTCCGGGCGTTCCTGAGTTTCGAGGTCATCGTCGTAGCGTAGCGCATCAACGACATTGGTATCGACAAAATCGCTCTCTTCGGGGATGGCCTCAAGCAACCCACCATCTTCATCAGATAACGGAACCATCTCTTCGTAGCGTTCTTGGTCTGCTTCCTGACTACGCCGTTCGTTAACTAGGTCTTCTACGGTTAATTCATTGCTCTCTTTACGTTGTAGGGCCTCATAGAGATTTACCAACGTTCGTAAGAACTGCTCACTGGAAACACGCTCGCCCAATAAATCTTGGTAAGCGAGTCGAGCCGTTCTGAGGTCCTCGGGTGCTACGTCAGGGTCGACCACTAGCTCCTGCATTACAGCTTCAAGATTTTGCCGGTCATCTACCCTGGCGAGAGCAGTGAGTACATGTTTGACTACTGTGTACTTCCCATCGGCACCCAGCGCGCGCATTTGCAGAACCGGTAAGAATTCCGAAGTGACGCCCGACAGCCCGACAGCGGTACGTAGTTTCGTTACGTAGCCACCTCCTAACTGATCCGCCAGTAAACGTTCGAGGGCGGCGTTTACCGTTGGGTTAGCGCGCTCGGTAGGCTTGGCGACGATAGCTGAAATCAGAGCTTCATTGAACAATGCTTGGTTGTCTAAAGCGAATCGTGCCTGATCCACCATCGCTCGAAGAATGACGGGGTTAGTGCGTAGCGCCTTGGCGACTTCTCCACTCAACCAGCTCGCGGGAGATGTACCAGCGGGAGCCGACTGTTCGATAGCCGCGACCAGCGCATCCCGGTATTTGGCGTCCAGTTTGGAGAATAACCCGTTATTAACGAGATATCGGGCAAACGCATTAGGTAGGGTGTCGGGGCCGTCGTAATAAAGCCCAGCATCCATCCAATCGTAGGCGCCACGAAACTCATCTTGATCTATCAAGTTCGCGAATGGGGTAACGATCCCACCCCCATCCATGTCCATCGCTTCCGGCACGACAGGAACTTCTTCAAGACCAAACACAGTCCTCCACCCATATAGCCACCGCCCGTCGTTACCGTCAAGCGTAATAGGGTCTTTCTGGCGTAGTTTGCGCCACTGTTCCCACCCTTTCCGAAACTTATCCAGGTCCATCAGTTTCTGGGCGTTGTCTATCCGGTCTTTTGCCGTGGCCGGCGGCCCAGGATTATCCGCAACGTATTCCAAAAACTGGGTTTTGATCGTGGCGAAGTCATCGACTTCCTCAAACAGCCGGCTCAGTTCACGCATCCACGCCCGGCGCGAATCAGTAAGCCCTGGCAGGGCTCCGAGCAGGTCGTTCAACTCCTGTTTGGCTTTCGGGCCGAGCTGCTGCCGTTCGAGCTGTAACCCCTGCTGGTAGCCCACCGCCGTACCGAAAGTCTTAGCGATGGTGGCCGCGCCGATCAGGTCGGTCAGAGCGTTGGCCAGCTCCGGAGCCTGAACGCCCCAGGCGGCTTTCAGTTGCTGAGCGGTGAGCTGACTGAACTTAGCCAGCTCCGTGTGCCGGCGCGGACTGAACCAGGGGTATTGCTGGTCAAGCGCAAGTCGGCCTTGGGCGATTATCTGGGAAACCAGCTTGGTGCGAGTTACCTCGTCCGGCAACTTCCGCGCCGCCGCGTCGGCCTGCTCCAGCGCCTTGGCCCAGCGGTCGTAGACGGCCCAGGCGTCGAGGGAAACCACGGAGGCGTTCATCAGGTCGCGGGCCGCTCGCACTTGCTCGGTAAAATCCTTCTCACCCACGGCGTACAGCAGGCGTTGCAGCGTGGCGGTGACCTCCGGGAACCAGCCCTGGGTCTCGGCCCACCGATGGCGGTTCCGTTCGGCGGCTTCCATCACGAACCGGGCCACGGCGGCGTTCGGGGTCCTGGCGCGCAGCAAGGAACCCTTACCCTGAGTCAGTGCCTGAATACGCTGGTACAACTGCTTGAACCGGGCCACCAGCCGGTTGATCCATCGCCTGACCAGGGGTTGCTGCTTTTCGAGGAACGTCAGTACCTGCGGGTCGTTGACTAGCACGCCGGCTATCTGGTCGGCGAGCCACTCCCGTTTGCTCAGGATGTACGGTTCGGTTTGGCCTTCGTCCACCCGCATCAACCGCGCTTTGGTCTTATCAGACATCTTCGCCGGTTCCCGCAGTTGAACGACGCGGCTGGATGTTTGGATATCCGCCGGGTCCCGGCCGGCTTGCGCTTTGTGCCAGGCCGCGTAGGCGGCGTCAACCGCATTCTTCACTTCGGGCGAAGCTTCCTCCCAAGCCTTGGTGTGGAGCCAGTGCCCCACCTCATGCCCTATCGTCGTGTAGATGACGGTCTGGTTGGCTTTCAACTTCAGATCGTCGGGTCCCGCGCGCTCGCTAATGATCTCCAGATAATCGGGGTTGATCCAGAGAGCCGGCGTCGGTCCCGCCGGGTCCAGCGCCGCTGCCCCCGCTTCGCTCACGCCCTGGGCTTTCATAGCGTCGGTCAGCGCGGACGTAACCATCAGGTCGGGCAAGCCCAGCAGCCGGGTCAGGTCGTTGACGAACGCTTTGGCTTTCGCATGGCCCCTGGAAACCTCGGCCCTCGTGTAGACGCGTTGAGGAGCGGCAGGCGTAGGAGCGGCAGGCGTAGGAGCGGCAGGCGTAGGAGCGGCAGGCGTAGGAGCGGCAGGCGTAGGAGCGGCAGGCGCAGGAGCGGCAGGCGCAGGAGCGGCAGGCGTAGGAGCGGCGCCTAACTCTGCAAGTTTCTTTTGTAAATATGCAAAGGTCTTTGGCGCTGAAGTATCGAGCTTAGCTAGACCTGTACCAAGCCCATCTTCTGGGAGTACAACTGAGGCCGTAGCAGGAATTTTAGCGAAAGCTTCGTCGATAGCTTTAATATTCTGATCGTACTCAGCGTCTGTCATAAACGCCGACGGTTCCATTGTAGGAGCTTTCTTTGTTGGTACGCCTATCGCATTAGGTTCTCCGCGCATCTCCTTGGCTTGGCCCCCAAACCCAACCCGACGAAGATTATCTCCAAACAGGTAAATAGTTTTAGGGTTAGCTTTAAGATCGTTACGAGTAATCCACTTTTGGTTAGCTACTTTACGCGTAGGAACGGTAGGCGTAGGAGCAGTAACGGGTTCAAGAGTCGGCGCGCGGTAGGGGTAGCCGTTTTGGTCTAAGTACTCTCGCTCGGGTTCGGCAGTAGCAGGCGTGGGAGCGGCGGGCGCTTGCTCCGTTAACGCCGCTGTAAGGGCCGTATTAACGAATTGTTCGATGCCGGGCTGGCTTTTTTCTCGGTGCCCGGCAATATTTAATGTCTTAACTCCGGTTTGTTTAACGAAGTTCCATATCTCCCTAGCTGCCTGATGTGGGTCGCGAGATGTAATAACCAATACAGGTCGGTGCCCATCTAGTTTGGTTTGTAGCGCGCCGTTTTGCCATTTTCCGGTTTGCGCAAAACCTATTGTCTTAGAAGTACCTACACTAGGACCCCAAACAAATGCTATGGTAGCTTCAGCATCGTTGACATTTTGAATAGTACGAGGTACGTAATTATCGCTACTATGTTCTTTAAGGCCGAATTCCGCCCCGTATTCAGGGCGAGCGCCTTCATCAGTACGCCAACCTTTTGGTATGGTACCACCTGTTTCTACCCCCAAAGCCTTAGCAGCCTTTAGGCCACCTAAATCACCCCCTGTCTGCCCTCCTGAGATAATTCGAACGACTCCTAGTTTATTAGTAGCAGCAGGCGTAGGAGCGGCAGGCGTGGCAGTGGGTAGTTGAGCTAGTACTTCAGCAAGCCTTTGCTGGGTCGGCCACTCCTCACCCCAACGAGTGCCTCGGATGTTTCCCGCGCCCTTGGCTTTTTTCTCCCCCACCAGAGCTCGGGCAAACCCGGAAGCATGGACATCTCGACTTTCCACCCCAGAGAAAAACCGCGCGCCGAGCGCATCCAGGCTTTGGAGCAAGGAGGGTCGGATGATCTTGCTCAGCTCGGCCTTCAACGCGTCGGACAAAAGCGGGATGCCGGTATCCCGGTGTTTTATCCGGCCGGTCTGCGGGTCGGGCGCGGCGCCGGGGATGGGCTCCCGAATAGTGGCGTTCCAGGCAGCGGCCAGATGACGGATGTTGAGCCGCTTAAACGCGTCCCACTGCTGGTTGTTTAACCAACCAGGCTTGTCACCCCAGCCCTGGCGGGGGCCTTGAGGAACCCCGTTGACGACGTTGGAGAAGACTTTATGTTCGGCGAGGTCCTCGATTTCCTTGGGAGTCAGACGGTTTATGGTTTCCGTCCGAACGGCGGCATCGTCGATATCGAAGGGGGTAGTGGGCGCGGTGGGCGCGGTGGGCGCGCCTGGGGCGACTTGCCCTGTACGATTACTTATGCTACGTTCTGTTTGTCCCAGGTTGTCTCGGAGAATTTCATGGCTAGGCCCCACAGAGTCGCTAAGTATAGAAGTATTCGGGTTAACGGCACTTGTAAGCTCGCCCACCGTACTGCCGTTGAGAACCTCGTTGGTAGGTCTTTGCTCCCCACCGAACATATTCACCATATCGACGGGGATACTCTTAATAACCTGCCCGATAATCTTCTGATTATCAGCCCCTCCGAACATACCAGCTTTCACCACTCTACCAGAGTTAGACGCATAAGCTGGGATTTCGACCGAGCCTACAAACTCAGGATGAGCGGCTACAGCGTACAGAAGATTGCTAACGAACTCGGGGTTACTAGAGGCGCTATTTGCGGCGTCTTCAAGCGACGTAAAATTCCTGTTAATGATTGTAGAAAAGACCTTACTTGGGATATTAACACCGCTAGAATCCTTTATCGAAGCGGAAAGACGGTTAGCGAAATCTCCAATACTATTAATGCCCCGAGAAGCAGCCTCTATCGTGCTCTTAAGCGAGGAGATATCTAAAGGTGGAACAGTCCCAGCAACATTCGGTGCAGTGGTTGCCCCTGGCGCCCCCACCGTCGGTGGAAGTGGAGATGGTCCGAACGCTGGAGGCGATTCAGGCGGTGGAGGTGTATCTGAAGTTGGCTCAGATACAGGAGGGCCTGCTTCAGGCGTTGCAGTCGGTTGACGAGGCTGACTGAGGTACGACGCCGCGCCGCCCGGCGCCGCGAACACGCCGCCGAAGATCATGCCGGCGACGCCGGCCTCCAAATAGCGAGTTCGGTTCTCGGGCGTGGTGAGTCGGTCGAGCAGGGGTACGGACTGGTCGGGGTTTTGTAGTTCCTGGGTGGCGACGGCAACGATTTCCTGCATCGCTTCGGTGGCACCCTCCGTCCCCATACCGCCTAGTACTCGCTTGGCGACTTCCCCCACCAGCGACTTGGCGGCGCCAGTAGCCGCTTCCTCGGTCGCGCCGCCCAGCAGTTTGGCCAGCGGAGCCACGGCGTAATGCAGCGCGGCCGTGTCCAACAAGCCGGCCACCGCGCCGCCCGCCAGTGACAGACCGGGGCTGACCTGCTCCGGGCCGTAGGCCTGTTTGGTGTCTTCGTAGATGTGGCCGGCTTCCAACGTGGTCGAACCCAGCCAGGCGCCCGGCAGCGCCGCGCGGCCCGCGTACATGCGCCGCAGCCAGGCTTCCGGGTTGGTGGCGACTCGGTGGGCGGCGGCGTAAATCTCGCCCGGCGACGCGTTGACGCCGGCCGCGCCCAGCCGCTTGACGGCCTGCGCCGCCAGCGTCTTTTCAGCCTGCTTGATCGCCAGCCCCCGCAACATGCCGGCGCCGGTCGCTTCAGCGGCGCCAGCCACGCCAGCCCGCGCCGCCAGGTTGCCCAGCGCCGCCGTTCCGACGCCGCGCGCCGCCAGCCCAGCCACCGTACCTATTCCGGACGTAGCCACGGCGGTGCCCAGCATGGCCAGGGTGCTGGGTACGGCTTCGCCCAGCGTCTCCAGCCCCCACTGCAAGGCGTTGACCTTGCCCTCCCAGGCGTCCTCCAGAGTACCGACTTTGGGGATGGCCCGCGCCTTGGCGTCGTGCTCCATGTAGCCGGCTTCGCCGGTACGCTGCAACCAGTTGGTAATCCGGTCACGTAGGGTGAGCTGGTCTTCAGGGAGATTACGAGGCTCGCGCGCTCCTTCGTTGTTCGCCAGCAAATCACCTACCGCCGACACCGTGCCGTAGGCCCCGGCCATCATGCCTTCGAGCCCGCGCGCCACGCTGGACTTGAGCGCTTCACCAGCCGTGCGGTTCTTCAGATCGAACACCACCGGCTCGGGGATATCGACCTGCGGCGCCCGGCCCTGGTAAGCGGCGATGGCCCGCTCCCGATAGTCTGGCTCGCTGAGCCGGTTGTAGCGGCGCCGGGACTCGGCGCCAAACGGGGCTACCGGCGCCTTGTTGTAGTTGGTGGAGGGCGCGACGCCTCGCTCCACCATCTGACCGTACACGCTCCGGCCTTCGGGAGTAATCTCGTCGGCTACCGTCCGGCCGTACTTGTCCTGACCGTACCGGATGGGTTTGGTGTTCGGGTTCTGCGCGAACAGTTGCGCGGAACGCGCGTAGGCCTCTTGACCTTCGGGGATGAGTTGACCGGTTTTCTTATCCTGGAGCTCCGCCGCGTTGACGCCGTAGCCGCGAAATACCTCGCCAGAAGGGCGCGTGAAGGTATCGGCGTCGCGCATCACTCCTTGGGGGGTTGACAACTGACCGTACTCGGTAGGCAGGTCTCCCGGCGTGATAGGAGAAGTCGGGCGCTCGGCAAGCTTGCGAGCGTCCAGTTCGGCCAGTCGTTCCGCGAAAGTCGGCATGGATCAAACCTCGTTATGGTGCGTTCGCACCGAAATACCGCTGGAATCCCTCACCCGCGTTGGGGTCGCTAAACCACCCGCCCGTACCTTCGTAGGCCTTACGCCAAGCGTCTAGTTGTAAATAGTCGTTGTCGGTCAGTGAATTGTTGTTGATCCGGTCTACGACGCCTGGAATGGCTTGATTTAGCTGAGCGAGTTGCTTGCCCTCCAACCCACCCGAACCTACCATTCTTCTGGCGAAGCTTTGGATCGCGGCAGGTTGCGCCGCGCCCTTGGTCGCCTCCAGAACATTCAACCCCTGCGTCTCCTTGGCGACTTTCTGTCCGAGCTCGCGTAGGTCCTTCTGTTCGGCGTACTTCTGCTGATACGCATCCTTGCTTTGGGTGTACTCGTCGTTGGCTAGACTCCGTTGGAGCTGCCGTTCCTGAAGCCCGAGCTGAGCCTGCTGGTTCGCCCAGTTGCTGGCGAACTGCGCCGCGCCGCGCGCGTTCTCGGCGCCAGCCTTCGTTTCTTCTCCCTGAAGCCCCTTATCAGCCAAGTAAGCCTCACCAATTTGCTTGGCCGCCAGCCGGCCTGCTTTACCGCCGGCCCCGAACCGTCGGGCCGTGTCTACCGCCCCCACCATACGGTCGGCCACCACGTTGGCCGGCGTGTCGCGGTTGATGACCCGGCCGCTGGCCACGTCCAGCTTATCCGGCCCGCCGCCGATCACGTCCGTACCAAAGCTAGCCCTGGGAGACCTGGCCTCGTTCAGTTCGCGCATGGCGTCGGTAGCCCGATTCAACCGGGCTACTTCCGCCTGGGTGGCCTGGTCCTGCTCGGCGCGAGCTTGCAGATTGCGAGCGGCTTCCGCGTCGGTGGCGGCGCCGGTCCAGATTTGTCTGGTGCGTGCATTACCGCCTACTACATCGGCGCCATAGGGGTTCTCCGCAGGAACCCGGCTAGCGATGCCGGCGACCCGTTCCTTATCAGTTTTAGGCGGAATCTGAGCTTCCCCGGTAAACCGTCGTAACGTCGCGGTGCCTTCAGGACGGGTTGCGGTAATGGTAGCGGGCCTGATGTTTTCCATGTATTTCGCTGCTGGCTGCATTCCAAGAGGTAAGGTTGGCTTCGTAGGCGGGGCAGCGGGTTCGACGGGCGGAAGTGTTTTCGCGGGGGTTGAGGGCGTAGCCAGATTCCCGATCATCCGAGGCGAGGCACTGGCTTCCGTAGCCGTCGGAACTTTATCCTTATTAAGCGCGTTTACAGTCTCAGTAATCGAACCTACGCCGAACGGGTTATCAGCGACTTTAGCTAGGTTCTCCTGTACGGTATTAGCTAATCCTTGCCAAAACCCTTGCCCGGATTCCATTTTAGCCTGGGTTCTGCCGGCGGTATCCAGCGCCCCTCGCGCTAGTTCCAAGCCAGTAACTGCTTTACCTGCGGTACTACCAAACCGAGTTAGCGCAGCGGGCGGCGCAGCGGGCGGCGCAGCGGGCGGCGCAGCGGGCGGCGCAGGGGGTCCTATAAACGACCGTGCGGAGTTGGACGGTAAACCTCCAGCTACCCTACTAGCCTGCTGCATAGTTTTAACCTGCGCGATGCCTGCGGCGTTAGAATTAGACGGCGTAACCGGTGGAGGCGTAAAAGACCCAGCCAGTGGCTTAACTTGATTTAAGTTAAGACTTCCTTGAGCGGGGGGTGGGGCAGGCGGCTGAGCCGGGGCGCGAAAGTTTAGAAGCCCTTGGGCAGGCGGCGTAACCGGCGGGGGAGGGGTTACTGTAGGGTTAATCCCTTGTTTAAAGGGTGGCTTTGGTCTTTTGGCCATGATGGCGCCTTTAGTAAAGGGTTAACGGGGGTTACTTAAATGTCGTCCAGTTGTTTCTTACGGCGGGTTATCGAGCCTCGGACCGTATCTCGTCCGGGGACATTTAGAAAATCCGCCGCCATGTTGGCCTTCTGTCGAGTAGACGGCGCGGCTATGGTTTTAGGTGCAACCGCTGCTACTTTTGGGCTGGGAGGGGTCTTTTTAGACTCGTCATAGGCCCGCTTCGCTTTGATACCAGCACCGATAAGTTTACCTATTGGCATAAATCACCTCATACAAGTTTACACTACTCTTCTTCCGAAAGCACCGCCGCCGCGATGCCGTTAGCCGCCGACATGGCTCCTGTCGCCATATTCGCCATAATATTAGCGCCCTGGGCATTAACTTCAGCGATAGCCCGGAGCCGCTCCAGCGCGACCTTCATCAATTCGACGTTGCGTTCCTGCGTGAGTTCGTAAGCATCCAACTGCCCTTCCTGCTTTTTCGCCTGGAACTCAAACTCGGATTGTGTTTCTCGCAGCGCCAGCTTGGCATCGGCAAGGGCGTTGTCGGCGATGACTTCGTACTTCTTTAACTCGTAGGCGTTTTCTAAAGATTCCTTCTCCAACACCGTAATCGCCGCCTTAACCCGCAGTTCAAACTCCTCAATAATCGCCTCGTTGCGAGTAGATTCCGCTTCAACGACCGACTGTTTGGTTTCCAGCAGTTGCAAGAAACCACGCACTTTAGCTTCGTAGCCCTCTACCTTTTTAAGTTGCCCTTGCACCTTGGCCACGTCGCCGTCGATGTTGGCGACTCGGGCGGCGATTTGTGCTTCATGCGCGTCGATACGAGCGCTGTAGGCTTTTACCAGTAGCACGAAGCGCTCCACCCCGAATTGCTTGAACCGTACCTCCCCACGCGCCGCTGCCACCAGCGAAGCATACAGCGCTACTTTATTCTGGGCGTTGGCTGCTTGGGATTGGTAGGTCTGGATCGTGGCAGCGTCGTTATCCTGCTTGGACTCTTCTACTTGCAAATTGGCGCGAGCGACCTCATACGTCAGCAGTGCCACCGTCAAGTTAGCTTCAAACAGTTTAAGCTGTGCTTCTGCCCGCTGGAAGTCGATATCCTGCTTCGTAAAATTTTCAGCTTCATACTGCGCCAGCAACGCGGCAACCGACGCCTTGGCATACGCCAGAGCTTGCTGGTGGGCTTCCAGCACCAAACCTATCTCATCGGATTTGAGCTTCTGCATCGCCGAAATGAAGCTGGCTAGCAGTTCGCCACACGCCTCGAAGAACGCTAGCGCCAGTTCCGAAGTCTGTGCGTCTACCGCATTGCCAGCGTCAGCCGCCCAGGCATCAGCCAGTTGGGCGACGACAGTCTGCCTTGCCAGTTGCACCGCTGCCGGCAACTCCCAACCCGACCGATCTGTCAGCGCCGCAGCTGCCCGTGCCCGTTCGTCGGCCAGTCGAATAGTCATTCGAGTGCGAATATCATCTTGAAACGCCAGCACCGCGCTCTGCTTGGCGGCCAAGCGGGCGGAGATAACCTCCAGCGCCGCCGGCAATACCGCATCCAAAGTGGTCCGCGTCCATTCACGCAGTTCTGACAACAGGTCGTCCAGCCCAGGAATGTTACCGATCCCGCCGAAGATGGCGGACTTGAACCGGGCGAACGCTGCGTCGAATACTTCTGGATCGAAAGCAACGGTCGTATCGATAGCCGCGAAAGCGGGTGCTGAGACCGATAGGCTTACTGAATCCACGGCGGACATTGCCAGGAAGTTGGGCGTGAAAGTGGATTCAGTATTAGGAATAGCTGGTAAAGTTTGATCGTCACCCGCGTTGGGAACGGAGGCGAAGAACGCCGGGATTCCCGCTACGTCGGGATAGTTGAAACTCGGAAACGTCAGGGTTGGGAACGGTGTGGTCGGGACGTAAACCCTGACAACATCCTGTTTTTGGGTATCAGGTACGTCTTCAAATTCCACTTCTGGGAAATCAGGAAAGCCCGGCGGAGGGGGATCGTTTGGCGCAAAGTTAAAGCCGTTGTTTGGTTGCCACCCAAATCCTTCGGGCGCATATGGAGGATCAGGAAATTCTATTTCCTCTTCCAGCGCGGCGACTGCCTCGCTTACCAAAATATCTGCACTAGCAGCCAACGAAGATGCTGCGCTGGTAGCGTGGGATAACAGCGTGGAGATATCAGAATCAGCACTCATGGCCTATGCCTCTGCTAGCAATTCGGTGGTTCCCACGGCATTCAGCCCGGAGTAAGCCGCTTGCGCGATTCCGCCCAGCGTGCTCGCTCCTTGCGCCATGATCCGTCCCTGCGCGATAGCCTGATCGAGCGCCACGGCATGAATTTGCAGATTCTTTAACAACGCCAGTTGATCTTCTTTCATCTCGTTCTGGGCGTTGAATAACGCCGTTTGATCCGCTAAATCCTGGTTAGCAAGAGTTAAATATTGTTCCTGCACCTCAGCGTCGAATCCTTTCACAAGTGCTCGCACCGCCAGATCGACGTTGCGGTCTACTTCACGCAACCACTGAACCGACGCGCCGGTTTGGGAATTGTAAGCGCCTAGTATCTGCTTCATCTCGTTAGCGCGAGCGCGGACCTTTATCAACGTCGCCCGCGCCAGAGACTGCTGCGCCTGCATTTCCGCTTCGTACAGTTTGGCTTCAGCAAGTTCGCCATCCGCCTTAGCCAAGTCGCCCTTGATCCTCGCCCGCAGCGCGGTATGTTCGGCAGTGGCGGCTTTTAACCGGGCTTGGTATGCCTGTACTTCCGCGTCGAACCGGGCAAAGTCTAGCTTGCGCCAATCCTGGTCTACCAGCAGATAATCAAGTTGCGTCTCGAATAACTTGACTCGGTTCTCGATAAACTGAAAAGCAGTTTCGTCGATTCGTGCCTGGTTTTTATTATACGTCGATTTGAGCTTGTTGTTGGCGACCTGAATCGATAGCTTTTCCAGTTTGGTCTTTTCGATCTTCACCCTATCCTCAGTGCGACGGACTTGGGTTTCGTTGTATCGCACCAGCATTTGCAGTTCCCGTTCCTTGAACTTGAGAACTCGCAACGCCAGGTCCAGCGTTTCGCTCGCGCCTTCCAGCGCCAGCAACAGCCCTTTCATTCGCCAGGACGCTTCCTGGCTTTGCAGCCGTAACGCCGCTTCCGCCATGCTCAATGCCGCTCGCAACGCCCACTGTACGTGCTTGACTTCCTGCTGCTGGCGAGCGTTAGCGGTCTTGGCGGCGGCTTGCGCCAGAGCCTGCAAGGTTTGCAGTTCCAGCCGTAATTCCGCATAGCCGCGTTGCCCGGACGGCAGTCCGGTTATACCACCCGGCCCGGTGTCGATTTGGTCCAGCGCGGCATACCGCTTGTCGTAGGCGTCTTGCTGGGCTTGCTCGTAGGTCTGGGTTTCCCAGGTGTCCGGCAAGCCCGGCTCCGATCCGTCGAGAATTCCACGCAACCGTTGTTGCAGCGCCGCTTCCATCGGTAGCAGGGTGGTGCGAAGGCGCTGGAAATAGTCAGTCCATTCCGCGAACGCATCGTCCATCAAGTCGATGCCGGTTTCGTACTCGCTGAAAAAATCGCCATCGAACTCAGTAAAGGTCGGCAGCGGTACGTCAGGCGGGTCTCCGCTCGTCACATCGACCGACACTTCAGTAGGAACCGTCGCGACCGGGGGTAACAGCGTATCCAGTTCAGGCGCTACCGGAATGACGGTTAGCGGCGTGATGGCTGGTGGCGTGTCCGTGAACTCGGCGGGCTCGGTTAAAGTAGGATAAGAGAAGTTGGGGAACGATAGAGTTGGTTTGGTCCCAGTAAACGTATCGGTAATATCGGTCAATTCCTGCAAGTCATCCATTTCTGGCAACTCTAGGTCCGTTATACCAGGAACGCTCGGCGGTCTGGGCAGCCGACTAGCATCCACTAAATTCTGATCAACCTCGTACTCAAGCGCGGCGGCAGCCGGAGTACGCAAGGTCTGCGCTGTTTCGTCGGCGGCTTTGATAAGCGAATATGCCGAATTCCGATAAGATGTGGATAGGCTTTGTAAACTTGACAACAAACCACTAATAGCCGATGAAGCGCTCAACGTGGCCTCCTCGATAGCGGATAAACAGAAATTTCAACACCACCTACATCCAGCCGCCCGCCGTCCCGATTCTCCAGGACCAGCCCGAGCGAGTGGAAGGTAATGCCGCGTCCGACCTTAACTCGGTGGGTGCCCATGCCGGGCGAGGCGTCGGTGCTGGTCTGGTACGTCCAGGACGCGACTTCATCCTGAACGAGCGTCAGAGTAACGCCGTCGTCCTCGCGGGTGTTCAGATAAACCACCCCATCCAGCCGCTTCGCCAGATAAGTGCCAAACTGCTGTGGTGCGAATCGGATAGTGGCAGCGATGGCGGTGCCGCTGTCGTCGTCGCCGTCCAGTCTGATCAGCGCTCCATCCCGCAGTCCGTACAGCCTGCCATGTGCGGTTACCAGCTTATCAAATGCGCCTAGCAGCAGTTGCGTGACTGCGCCGGTTGACAGGTTGATAGCGTAGGTGGTTTCGGTGGTGGCTCCGGCGGTGGCTCCGTCGAGGTACCCATACGCAGTCCAAGCCGGCAAAGTCGCCGTGCCGGTCACCCAACTGCCGTTCAGTACGTCGCCGGTTGCCGTCCACGGAGAGAGCGTCACCGCGCCCGATACGATACTGCCTGTCGTGACGGTTCCCGATCCTATCCAGCGCGGCAGCGTCGCGCTCCCACTCAGCCGGGCGGGATTGCTTACCGTACCACTAGCCACCCATACCGGGAAAGTGACTTCGGCAACCGCTCCGGTATTTCCTGCCGCCGTCCACACGGGCAGCGTTACGGATGCTCTAGCTATTGTCTGAGTCTGAATGGTCCCGCTTGCAGTCCACTCGGAAAGTTCAACCGACCCAGTAACCCAGCCCGGCGAAGTAACCGTACCTGCCACCGTCCATTCCGGCAATTCCGACTTCCCACTTACTCCTACCCACCCGTCAGCCGTCCATTGCGACAGCGTGACGGTACCGCTAATCCCACTTTGGCTTATCTCTCCGTCGGCGGTCCAGTCAGGAAATGTTACCGAGCCAGTCAAAAAGATTGGTTCTATAGAGGGTGAAGCCGATGGACTAACAGATGGTGATTGTGATGGTGATAAAGATGGAGATAGCGATGAGCTAGCCGATGGTGACGCAGATGGAGACTTTGATGGACTACTAGATGGAGAAAAAGATGGAGATACAGAAGGTGATAATGACGGTGACTCAGAAGGACTTTCAGAAGGTGATAATGACGGTGACTCAGAAGGACCTTCAGAAGGACTTAACGACGCAGATGGAGATTGAGATGAACTAATGGACGGGCTTAGTGAAGAAGATGGAGATTCAGATGGACTAATGGACGGGCTTAGTGAAGAAGATGGAGATTCAGATGGACTAATGGACGGGCTTAGTGAAGAAGATGGAGATTCAGATGGACTAAGTGACGGGCTAATAGAAGCCGACGGTGACTCCGATGGAGACTGCGATGGAGACAAACTTGCAGATGGAGATTGAGAAGGACTTAACGACGCAGATGGAGATTGAGAAGGACTTACCGAAGGAGACCCAGAAGGGGCACTGTCTTTATAAGGATGGTCAGATGGAAGATCGGCCTCTAATCCCCATTTGTGGGCAAGATAACCTTCCATGCGTTGTCGGTCGTCATCAGACAACGCATCTGCTACCGCTACAATCTCTAAAATTCTTCCACTATGGTAGGTTGTTGCTCTTCTTCCAATATAAACCATCGTTGCGCCAGAAGCTAAAGACGGCGCGGTTTGTGGACTCCCTACTAAACTCCCTCTAATCCAGAGTGTTGCATTAGAAGAATCACGCTTTAATGCACTAATAAATACGCCAGTCGAAGTATTAGCCGTTCCGTGAGTATTATAACCGGAAAGGGTTGATCCAAGCGCTGAATAACGAACATTATCTGTAAACCATTGTAGTGCATAAGGTGGAGCATTTACTGAATCTCCACCAATACACAGCGTCATAGTTCCAGATGAGGCTCGACCAAATACCTCAAACACAGTCATATTTGTACTGAGTGGTAATCCTTTATCAGTATTAATTCTTGCTAAATTATCGTTTGATCCATCAAAACTAACTGCATTTAAACCATTAACGACTTCTGTTTCATATGTTGGCTGGCTACTAGAGGTTCCGTTTGTCCAATGCCTTGCATTACCACTCTTATCATCCCATTGACTGACCTTGCCACTACTCAGCGTGATTGTCCCAGCATCTGCGGCATCCAGCCACAGTGCGGTAGTAATTTCAGCAGGAGTCCATGTCGCAGAAGGACTAACAGACGGTGATAACGACGGCGATAGAGATGCCGATGGGGATTGTGAAGGACTTATTGATGGACTTAAAGATGCCGATGGACTTACAGATGGACTTTCTGACGGACTAAGAGATGCTGATTGAGACAACGATGAAGATTCTGAAGGACTTGGCGAAGCAGCCATTATTATTTACTCCATCTGATCGGATAGATGTCAGGGTCAGATATTCTAAAAGTAACCCCAGAAAATGAAGTACTAAAAGCTAGAAGCGCAACCGTATCAATGGTCTGGCCTTTTACGTTACAATACGATGCTTTTGCTGATTGCATATCGCTAAAACTGTCCTCCTGATACATCCAAATGCTGGTTCTAGTTGCTGGATTAGGGTCAGCTTTGGTTGCTAAATGCGTTTCTTCCCAATCAAAGCAACATGAATAAGACCCAAAGATTCCTGCCGAAGCATAATAGGCGTCATCAGGTAAAAATACCCGTGCAGGTTTATTGTGCTCTGGAGCATTTTTATAAACAAATACATAATCATTAACGTTTTTACTAGGAGATGCTGGATCGGCACCAAAAACCGTTGTTTGACTATCAAAATCCGACAAATTAGCAATTTGTTCCGATGCAATAACTCTATCCGTACCTTCTGTAAGTAGATGAAGTTTTGCAGTTATACTATCACTAGCTGACGTATATCCATTCTCCGTTTGAGTCATATTCTGGTAATAATCCCCGTCAATCCGACCGCCTTCATCATCAACAAAGTCGGTATTTAGCCGTTTATAGAAAAAATTTTCTGAATCATATTCAACATTATGAGTATGTTCTGCTGTTATATAGGCAGCAGTTTTCATAGCTGCGTTTAAATAACGAATTTGACCTATATATCCGTTAGCAGAAAAAGAACTTTCATCAGTATACGTATTGTGGCTATTATAATATGCTCTACCCCTAAGAAAAAATCCTTGGTTATAGTAATCGTAATTGTCATACCAGTTTCTTTCTTCACTGTTACCTATTCCAGTAGACGAATAATCAGTCAGCGTAAAACGATATTCATCTTCATTAAAAACAATATCTACTTTTATATTATCAGTTATTTCATACTCTAAATCAATTTCAGTACCACCATACCTATGTAATACAGTTTGAAATGCAAAAACGCCAGAAGTTTTACTCCCCTCTGGAGGTGGGTGTGGTAAATACATAATATAAACAAGCGGTATATTATAACTATCAAGAGTGCTAGGTGTACCAGTGGTAATATTACTGGCTATTACTTTATATTCTATAGTAGATTCCATATTAACAAATCGTAATTCTTCTCCAACGTAATAAACAGCAATAGGAACATTAGAAGTAACTGTACTAACAAATGTTCTTGTATCGCCATTGAGTTCATTTGTTTGTTCATCATTACCAACGAAAAACTCATCTCGTAATGTTTCTAAACTCCAAGTTCCTTCCCCATCAATCATAATTTCATATTCTTTTAGTACAATCCCCCTAAATTTCGTTATTCCCTGACCTTCTATCTCTCGAAATTCGTAATACAAACCCGCAAATCTTTTCCCAGACTCGCTAAATTTCCACACAAAGTTAGCCGGTATATCAACTAAACCATAAACTTGATTGATTGATTCTAATACGAACGCCAATTCGGAATTTTTATATAATACAATCAAAAATCCGCCAGAAGCTATTACAGTCAGTATACTCTCTTCATAAAATCCAACTCCACAAACATACCCATAGAGTATTGGAAAGCCAATCGCTACCTCTTTATTACAATAAACTACAGGACTAAGCACCCGTCTACTAGTAGACCCATCTCCATTAGGATGTGCATAAGCAAAACCATAACATAGTTTTAGCTCATTATCATATAGAAGATATGGATTATATACAGCTAAATCCGCAGTTTTACCTTCCAAGTGAACTTCAGAAGAAGTTTGGAATAATATGGGCGCAGGAAAATCCCCGCGTTCAGTATGCCAAAACGAATATACTTTTTTGTTACTGGCTATATAAAATTGATTTCCTACATTAAAATAATCTCTTCCATTTTTTATTACATATTCATCCTGCTTAGGTGGGACTTTATATGCAAGCTCCGTAAAAAACCGTTCAGGGGTATCTTTTTGTATCTGTGGTAAATCGTCAGGATCAACAAGAGGTAGTTCTTCAATGCGTTCCAGCAACCATGGGGTTTCTTTTTTTATGATAGAATTATAACTATAAAAGAATCCGAATGGATAAGCGTTATTTCGTTGAGAATAAACAAAACGCCTGGTTAAGACATTTTCTGCTTCAATCCAGACCTTACAAATCCCATTTAGCTGCCCAGCTAAAGGAAAAATATTCTCTACACGAATCTTAACATTTGATCCCAGTTGATAAACCTTGCTAACAATCTTTAAATTATAACACGCCCGCGCCAGTTTCTTGGCAATACCGACCCAAGGCGTTGCCGCCGCCGGGTCGCCAAGGAACAAAACGCGGGGGTGGATCACGGGAAGGTAATCGTCACTGCATCGAAGGTCGAGGTTCCGCCTACGGAAACCGTAGTGTTGGAAGCATCCAGTTCCGCGCCGGAAGTGGCAATCCGCATGTCGATACGTGGCAGCGTAGTCGAAATGCCCAGATCATCAGTAGCCGCACCCATCCACCTTACATAGCCCATGGTGCCCGCCGCGATCCCGATCATCTGCCAGGTTTGCCCAGAGTGCTTGGTAATCGCCCCGGAAGCCGCCACGTTCCACATAAGCCCGTTGGTTATGCCATACCCAACCTCAACCGCCGCCGCCGTGGCCGCCGACACATACACTTCAGTCACGGTCTTAAAGGTGTTGGTGGTGTATACTGTAGTATTATTAGGGCCTTGTATATATTCGATGACTGCTTCGTCATCATCGCCCGTGCCGGTGATACGGAAGATTTTGGCTGACTCGTTACCAGTTCCATAGATAGAAACATAATACCCTACGCCCAGCGTACCTGCCGTTATTCCGTTAAGCGTAATAGTCCCCGGTGCGGCCGGACTAGATGACAGGCATACTCCATCGCGGTCGGTGGTTTGATACGACCCCCAGGCATAGGTACCGCCACTAGCAGTAACCTTACCAAGCAGAGTCCCGGTCGCGGCGGCATCGGCGGAAGCCGGTTGGGTGCCGCTGTAGACGTGCCCTATGCCACCTTTTAAAGACTTGGTAATCGTGCCATGCCCGCGAACGGAATTAAGAGCCTGATTTTTCAAGGCAGTAGAAATATATAAAGCCATCGTCAATACCTCATTTCGCCGTCACGGCGATCAAAAAAAGAGTCAGGTAATTCCCTGAACGTGGGTTATCAATTAATCGTGCCTGCTGCCGTCCATGCAGAAAATACTACCGTTCCAGATGTATATAGAACGCTGTACGGTATTACTGATAAGGGGACATAAGGTTGCGCGCCGCGTCGAGTGGTCACCGCGCCAGTCTGTTGCACCACCGCATAGCGGCTGCCCTGGTAATCTAACATTGCTGCCGTCACTGTATTACGTTCGGTAATTGCTAGTTGCTTGTCCGTCAGATTTTCAAATGGTGCCGCCTTACACAGCCCGCGCTCTGACCAGAAGAACACTACATCACGCTCGTCATAAACCAGACCATTCAGCGGAACGCCGTACTCCGCCACGCGAGTTAGTGGGCCGTCGTAAGGGTCTAGGTAAACCGCTCGGTCGGTAGCGATAACGAACGCCGAACTGGTATCCGCGAGTAAGGTAATCCGCCCGGCGAACAACTGATACTCACGCTCCAGCCGGAACTCGTGAGGGTATCCAGGCCGACTCAGGTACAGCACGCTCCGATCACGCTCATCTTCCCAAGCTGCCACGGCAACCTGATCGCGGCGGACTCCTAGCAGGTTTCCCGGAGGCGGCGGATAACTTATAGGATCGCCCACCGGGTAAGTATCAGTCGGCGCGGCTGGACATAACGACCCCCACGCAACGGCGCGGTCAGGATAAATCGCCCAGCGGGTCGTATCGCTCAACAAGAAGATGGCATATCCCAACTCTGCCCACTGAAACGGCGCGCCAGTTATCCCGGTGTGCAGAATCGTCGAGACCCCCTGATCGTCAATCTGCACTAGCCGGTCGCTGGCATCGATAGCCAGCAAGCGCCCGTCCCGCGTTCCGTGAACGTCCTTTAATCCGGAGCCGGCGAAAGCGGTCAACCCAGGCCGGCGAGTCAGGAAACTGGCGTCGTCGCATAGCACGTTGTCGGCTTGCAGTTGCCATTCCAGCCCCAGTCGAATCGGGTCTATTCGGTTGTTTAAACCCTTGAACCCATCTACCTTGGGAAACTGGCGAGGTTCGTCAGCCATTGGCTTTCCTCAATTCATTTAATTGCCCTTCAGTCCATCCAGGTACTGGCCAAAACTTTTCAACCAGCCACGATATCGGATACTTCTGACCCTCGAAGCCGGTTTCCCAAAAGAGTTTCTTTACGTTCTTCTTAGTGGACTGAACGCCATTTAATGCGTAAGGGAAACTGAAATCACCACCCTGAGTCCTAAAGAGATGCGCATACCAGGTAGCATGATTGACCAATACTCGCCCGCCCGCTAACCATGTTTTAGCAGCTAGTTCAATACCTTGATTTCCCCAATTACCTAAAGTTTCATCGCTAAGTTTAAGCCGCCAATACGCTTCCTTCGTACACATGAAGCAACTGCCTTGCAAGCTCATAGTTTCCGTATAGCCTAGACTGTCGCGCATCACCTTAGTTTCGTGGCGATGCTTGTACTCTTCGTGATATTGGAAGTGCGGCTCGGAATCAAAACAGTACGCCCAACTCTGCGGATTGGATTTCCCTTTCCAGATCATCTTTCGTTTCCACTTATCCTTTCTACCACAACCTGGACAAGCTCCTGGCGTTGGCCCCTGGTATTGTTTGTGCCCGCACTTATAGCACTTCCAATCGAATGCCCACAGGTTCCTCATGATAGGAACGGAGGTTACATCATCGCCGACCTTGGCATGAAAGTCCAACATTTTCCGGTCAAAGCCTTCATCGAACGAGCAGTGGGCGTCCACCTTCATAAAGTAGCGTCCAGATGCCAGCCGCGCGGCGTAGTTCGTCGCCGCCCGCATCCCTACCGAGTTTCCAGTGTGGAAGATATTAACGCGAGGATGCTGCGGTATCTCAGGTTTCGCCCACTCACCATCCAGGACTGCGATGATCTCCGTTTCCGCTCGACTATTTTTCAGCGCATCTTCGATGGTGCGCTGGAGGAACATTTCAGAGCGGGATGGAATTAAAATTGATAGTTCCATACTACTTATCAAAATACCAAGACGGTTGACGATCATCACGAATCGGGTTTTCTTTATCCCATTCGGTAAGTTTAAGAGCGCATCCGTGTTCATTTACATATTCGTCTACTGCACGAATTACTCCAAGCTTCCCACTTTGCGATTTGTAGTAGTCGTGCCCTGATACAATCCCGCCGGGCCTGACCTTTGGGGTCCACGCTAGTAGATCGTCTTTTACCGCTTCATACGAATGATCGGCGTCGATGAAGACAAAATCCAAAGATTCGTCTTTAACAGTCTTCGCTACATCAACACTCTTGCCACGGATAATCGTTACGTTGGGGTAGCGAGAAAGCGTTTCCACCGCCAGTGGGTATGCGCGTTCCCGCCAGGTTCTAATCGCCCACGAATCGACACAGAGCAGGTTAAGATTAGGGATAGTATCCAGCAACAGCCTGGAGTAATATCCAACGTAAACACCAATCTCAGCACCTTTTGTATAGTCCCGGCGGGCAAATTCTTTTGCGAGTTCTGTTCGGTTTTTCAAAAGCAAAGAACTTCTGTGCATTGTAATTCCTGCTGAACGAGCCGCCACGGCTTATCCCATCCTGGTAGATTTTCAATAACATCCTCTCGCCAATTAACAGGCTTTCTCACAAAATCAGCATAATTTAACTTCGGCTGAGTCATCGACCGAGTATGCCGGATATCAATGTTCGGGTACTCGGAGCGCCATTCTTCCTTTAAAGCCAACTCTCCTTCCTTGTTAAACTTTCCCGGCTCGTAGCCCATCGACCGCGCCCACACCGGATTGCCAAACGTCGGCAACTGATCGTAACCACGCTTTTCAATAATCCTTAGTCGATTCAGGTAGAACTCCAAAGCTAATTCCCGATTAACACATAATCCTGATACCGAAGCATGGTGATCGTATGTAATCACCTTGCGGGAGTAGTAATCCCAGCGCCACACATTCACGTTATAATAAAAAGTGTCATCTTTAGGCGGAACGAACTCAAAGTGCGACGGGTGATATAAAATGTCATGCTCACAGAAAAACACGTATGTTTCTTTAGCACGCTCTAAGCAGTCATAAATCTGCTTGAACATGCTAATCGCACCGATCTTATCAACTATTGTGTCATTCACGGTGATTGGCAAACCTGCTTTTTGCAGTTGCCGCCAACAGCCTTCCTTGATTTCAGGCTTTAATCGGTTCGATGTATAGTAAATAATACCTACGGACACGACAACCCAAACCTTTCCATCAACCATGAAAGATCGTGCTTTCGCCCTTCCCAACGGTTGTTCAGCCAATAATCCCGGCTATAGGCGTTGCCACGCCGCACGTCTTCCCCTCGTGGCGACACTACCCGACCGAACGAGCGATGCTTGTGAGCGTACCACGCTGCTTTATTGACCATGACCTTCCCGCCGCCGAGCCAGGTCTTTAACGCAATCTCAGTACCTTCTTGCGTGAATGGTCCGTAGTTCTCCTCATCCAGCGGACCAATCCGTTGCCAATGCTCTCGGTGCATCAGGTAAAACGATCCCTGAATTACCATCGTTTCATCCAGTAGAATATCTGCTCGTTCCTTGCGTCTGGAACGCCATGTAGCGCCACCGATCTTGTCAGGGTTGTTGACTTCTAACCGCTCGTAATCAATAGGAGTAGGATCGCCTTCATAGATGCACCATTTCACTGGGTCGAGTTGATAGCGTCGTGGAACTACGACCCAATCTTTCTGAGCCGATTCCAGTAGTACCTCGTCCCAACCATCCGACAACATGCAGTGATCGTCGATCTTCACAAGCCATTCGCCAGAAGCCAGCGACATACCCCTGTTGACATTGCCTCGCAAACCTAACCGAGTTTCATTCTTCATTATCTTTACTATCCGAGCGCCAGGAATATCTACATCCACAGCCTCAGCCATAACGATAACTTCTGGTTCCGTCCAACTCTTATCCAACACATCAAACACAGTATTCCATAAGGCCGGATCGTTGACAGTCGGGATAATTACGCTGAGCCGAACCATTTTGGCCTTATCACTTCTTCGTAGTACGGACGCCAAACCTTCAACGCGTAAGCGTAACCGTCGTCGCAACGAGCGGGATTCTCTAGTGTACCTTGATTATGAGTACGCCTGAACGACACATGCTTGTGTGCAAACCAAGTCCGCTTGTTCACCAACAATATACCACCAGCTTGCCAAGTTTTAAAGACCATTTCGTGAGAATCTTGAATCAGCGGACCATAATTATCGTGATCCAACTCGCCAATCACCTGATCCCACCACGTTCTCCGCATCATCCAGCACGAACCTTGCATCGACATGGTTTCATCCACATCTAAGTGCGCCCGCTCCCGCTCTCGCTGTCGCCAGTGCCGACCTTCAAACTTCCTGTCGCCGCTAATCTCCAGCCGCTCGTAATCCCAGTGTGGCAACGCCATGCACTCCCATTTCTCAGGGTCCAGGAAATACCGGCGTGGAGTTACGATAGCGTTTTCTTCACACGATGATACCAACTCCACGTCATAGCCCTTAGCATACATACAATGCTCGTCGGAACGCATGATGTATTCACCTTTGGCAACCGCAACGCCGGCATTTATAGCACGACGCATCCCGCGATTCTGTCCGAGATGTAAATACTTAACGCGTGAATCGGTGTGTACTTTATCTACCCAATATCCATCCAGCACTGGGATAATCTCTATATCCCCAGCAGAACCATCCAGTAACGATTGGATTGTTTGGTATAAGTATGGGTCTTTGTAGGAAGGAATTACAACAGAAACAAGTAACATTATAAGGAAACAACGCTTTCCAGGTATCGATATTGCCGATTATATTTATCTCATCGATCGTTTATGTTTACTATTGGGCCGAGAGTGTAAGACCACCGGGTGCCGCTGGAACGCCAGCGGTAAAGGAAAAAGGGGCGCTATTCGCGCTTTCTCCATACGCAGGGTTACGAGCTTTGGCCGTAACAGTCTTGGCGCCAACTAGATTAAGCGGCCCCAAATCAAGTTTCATAGCCTTACCCCCAGTTACATTTATAGCGGGGGTAACAATCGGGGCAGTAATCCCAGAAATATTCACAACGAATTCAGTGGGTTGTGGAACGGTACTCGGATAAGGGTCACACACTAAGAAGGGCGCCGCCGATACCACTCCAGGAAATATTAGTAAAGATAAGGCTAACTTTTTCATCATAACAACTCCTATTTAACAAACCCAGGTCTTTCTCCTGGGCTTGTTACCTGGGCTTATTACCTATTACACCACTTCACCAGGATCAGGAATGGCATCGGGAACGATATCATCCAGACTTTGAACCGACGTAACCAACTCGCCCAAAGCAACAACAGCCGCTTCAGGAACCTCAACGTCCGTCAGCGCCGCTTCCAGCGCGGCAATTCGATCAAGAATCTCTTGCTGGACTTTCGCCAGTTGAGTCCCTAGTCCGGTCAATACCCCACTCAGTTCGTTCAACTTCATGACGATCTCCTCGTGCTGCTTAGATAACATTGTCCAAAGAAAAAAAATCTCCATGCCTTTCATAAATCACTTCTCCATTAGTGATAAACACAGTAATCATTTAGCTCTGTTGCGTGTATACTTCTCACAATCCAGCAGTTGAAGCCCAGACTGTTGGAAACCGATGCTATGTTTAGCAATTACGTTTTGGAACTCACACAGCTCCTGGCCGTCATACGCCGTAAATCTGGGGCCGGCGTTTAAAAATGCCTTTAACCGCTCATCCTGTGCGTCCTGGATGTCTTGGTAGTTAGTCCACCAACCGAAGGCCAGCGCACCAATGGCGGTGAAGGTAATAAGAAATAAGGCTCTATTCATTGAAATCCTAACCTCGCCTTGAACGCCAGCCATACTGATAATCCAATGCCCCCGCAGATCGCGGCCAATATGGCGAAAAAGCCTTTCATGGCCGCACTACGAAACACGCCCCCAAATCGCAAATCATCGCGGAATCGCTGCAAATCCTTAGGATCATCCACGTCAACCCCAAGATGAGCGAACGCCCGATGCACCGCCATATCGACGGCCCGTTCGGCGATCAGCATCTCAATTTGTTCAAGGTTATTTTTAATGCGGTCGTCGATGGACGACAGCTCCCTTCGCACCATTAGATCAACATTATCTAGCCGCTGCTCCAGCCGTGATAACCGGTCAGCGTTCGTGCGGTCCAATTCGTGCCGGACAAAGGTCCGTTCGCTGTCCGGCTCGTTCACTGTGCAACTCCCAATACCGCCCGCAACTCCCTAACATGCTGCCAACAGGCCTGGTCGCGTTCCGCCAGCCGCGTATATGCGTCATCGGACAAGCACATCAAATCAGCGGCCATGACCGTGGGGACAGTCGGTTTGGCGGGTACAAGCCACGTAGGCACGGTCTGATATGACTGAGGCGGACAAGCACAACCCACTAAAGCCCACACCACGATCATCATTAGCAACGTGCATACCGCAAATTTAAACATCCACACTCTCACGGCTGCCCCTCGAAATCCTTACGTTGCTTAGAGTCGATGGGCTTCTGGTTGGCTTGCCGGGCGGCTTCCAGGCGCTTGCCAGCCGCGTTCAAAGCATCATGCGCGTCCTGGATGCGGTCCCGGTCATCCTTAACCCGCCGATACATCAACCACCCGCATGATCCAGCCAGCCCCGCCACGACAACACCCGCCATAACGGACAGCATCATCGAAAAAGACATGAAAGCACCTTTAAGCACGTTTTGCACTTAGGTAAATCGTTAGCATCGATTAAAAGCGACGGCTCACGACCACGAACATGGCCGCAAACCGAATCCGAACCCTCTTTCCTCGGTTTCCATACGTGGGCCACTCGCGAAGTTGGGGTACGTTGCCAGTTACGCTCGGACGGCCCGAACATACCGCACCTCCCGTCGTAACCCCAGATAGCGTACAACCCGGCGAGGCAAGGGCTCCTTACACTCAATCATGTCTAGCAACCGTCCCTCGCTGACCTGTACCTGTTCGGCCAGGCGCGGCAAGGTTTCCCGGCGCGCGGCCAAGGCCAGCAACGCAGCAACATCAAAGCTGGTTAGTAGGTTGTGTTCCACTGGTATTCTCAACCCATGTCCTGCCTACCCAAACCGCCAATATAGCCGCCACCGCAACCCCGTAATCCGTCAAGGGCGCTGACTGTACCAACCAATGAACGGGTCCTAAAGTCAGTTCAAAACCGCCAGCAAAAAATCGGACGGTCAGCACAATAAAGGCGATGCCCACAAACGCCAACGTCCGTGACTCCCTACCACTAGAATCACGCGGATGGAAGAATGACCCCCACGGCATCATAATCTCACCTTCAGCACTGGATATACGTATCGAATCAATACCACCAACAGTAGCGCAACCGGCAACACCAACACCAACTTAGCAATGATAGCCGATAACGCAATGCCGACTGGCGGCGCAATCAGCAGCAGGATCAGACAAGCAATCAAGACTTTCAGGGCTTCAAGCATTTCGCCTCCAGTTTCGCAACGCGCGCATAAATCTCATTCATGTCTTCGTGATAGGTCGCCTCCATCAGCCTAAACTTCGCCTCGATGGATGGCGTCTTACAAAACTCACAGTTGGTGTCGCCGTGCTTGTGTGGTTTAGCCTGAGCACGCAGCACGCCGGTCAATTCCCGGATAGCTTCAACAAGAGTTTTCACTGCAAACCGATTTTATAGAAAAGATGACTTCCAAACCGCTGTCCAACTCGACCTTTAGCCCATGTTGGGGGCCAACTTTTCGCGTATTCAGGACGTAGTATCGTGTGGTAATGATCCGCGCCATCGGTAGGGTCAGGAATCTCATCATCAAGCACAGCATAAGCTAATTGATACAGCTCCCCAAGCTGCTCCCTGGTTCGCGTCCTTACTCGCGAGGCTTGCTTGTCCCACCAGCACGAGAATTGGTTACGATCCAGGCATACCGCCTCTATCGTATCGTCTGGAATTCCATCCCGCTGGCGACTCCACCAACCCGGATTCTCAGCACGATTGCGAATCACCCAAGCTACCGCGATTTGCCCCTCACGAGGCTCGCCACGACACTCACCCCATAGCGTCCTTGCCATGGCTAATACGTCTTCAGGTCTATACTTCACGTTGATTCCCAATTACCGATACTTTCATAGTTTCCTACAACTGGCCTACTAAAAGAAAGACCAGCATCTCGCAAATCGTAGAAATCGCACAGTCCAGGAAATTCAGGACGATCCGCCGCACAGTAATACACATCAGGATCGTTATCCACAAAGCTCGTACACTTACTACACTGAAGCTGTGAAGGCTCTATTCGTTTAGCGATAAAGCCTTTCACGAGAACTCACTGACCGTGCCGACGGGTAAAAGTTGGTAATGAAAGTCAAAACTAAGCAGCCCAACCCTGGAAGCATCCACCGTACTGGTATCTTTCAATCCCAGATTGCAGATGAAGATCATACTTGGCCCCAGATCGGCTGTCGCCATGGTAATGTCGCCCAGGCTGGTGATTTGATGGATGCGAATTTCGGCGGAACCGGTAGTCGTATAAGTATCGGCGGTCAGCGTCGTTTCCGAACTGGCATACGTCGCTCCTACCTTGGCCACCACATAGCGCAACTCCCAAATGACCGTCCGGCCGGTGGTCGGCTCAGCGATGAAGGTCCAGTGAACGTGCGGGCGAAACGTGAGGGTACCGGAAGCGGGAATATACAGGTCGTGCGGGATTTGCAGGCTGGTATAAATTCGATCCCCACCAGCAAGCACCGGAATCCGCAATTCATTATCATCGCTTCCAGTCTCCGCGATGAAATCCGTGGTATAGCTCGGCGCGGCGGCACCCTGCCCGGCGGCGTGCGCCGGGCACAGAGCGTCATTCCAAACGATGGGCAATCCGGCTTGAACGACTGGCATGTTAGAAGCTCCAGGAACCGACCGAGGCGGTCGCAACCCATTCCGTGGCGTTAATACACTCCAACGTAACAGAGCTTCCGACCGTGGCGCTGGTAATGCTGCCAGCCGCCGCTGTCACACTCGATCCGATTCGAATGGTATCATCGGCACCCGCAGTGATCGTAAGAGTTTGTGCGGCCTGCACGTAGAACTTAAAGATCAAACTAGGCGAAGTCTTCGCGGTGGGTAGCGTGACCGCCGCGCCGTCGCCGTCCCCCTCATTGGTATATAGGGTACCGGAATCGGTACTGGCTGGGCTAGCCGTAGTCGTTACGGCAGTAACCGTATTCCCAGATACCAGTTGAGCAACGTGTACGACTTGCCCGTTATATCCTAATGCCAGCCGCCCGTCGGCGTCGAAGTTCAGGAACGAAACTTTAGTACCAGCCACCTGTGCGGCGAAAGTTACGTCGATGTCTTCGGTGCCGGACCCGGTATCGGTGGCAGCGACAGTGATATCAAAATTCACATCGCTATCCGAGCAACTGGAGTCCTTAAACTCGATAACCGGAGTAGCATCCGAGATCGTAGTATCGCCCAGCGTAGCTGTGGCCGCCGCTAAAGTAAGAACGTCAGCCGCTCCAGTACCGTCCGTAAGTGCATATAGCTCGGTAAAATTGTCGTTGCACTTATCCAACGACGCTCGCAGCGTATCCCCAGTGCCGTCATCGGCAAGGGTACCAATATTAATCGTTTGCTTGGCCATTTAGTGACTCTCTACGGCGTAACCGTCGCATCAGCGGTAATCGCAGTCGAATCTACCATAAAATTGGTATTATCGGCTGTCAAGGGAAGTCCGGCACCAGGAACGGTGATAGGGGGTCCGAAATAACGGATCAGGCTATTGTACAGAATCCCCACGATCATGTTGGCGACTCCACCACCCGCAGCGTGGCCGTGCCTGATGCGAACGAAGTAATCTTCAGTCGGATCAGCGGAAACGGAATGGACGCGACGAGACCAGCGCTAACAGTCTTGGCAGTTAGCGTTCCATCAGATAACGCCTGTATAGCGGTATCGGCTTCACCGCCTATCAAAGACCGCACACCATACTGTACTTCGTAAGTAAGGCTGGCTCCGGAAGATAGCTCAACCGCGATACCTTTCGTCGGGTAGTCAGGGTTCAAAACTACCCAGGCAGTTTCCAGCGCGTTGCTATTACCAACCGTCACGTTAGTACCAACCGCACCGTCCACGGCGACTCGGGTTACCGTCTTGAAACTGGTTAGGGCTGTAACCGTGCCAGCATTAGGACCGGCGATTTCTTCAGAAAGCGAACGACCAAACCGGGACGTACCGTACAAGGTAAAAGTCAGCGCTCTAAGATCGGCGGCGCTATACAGCGTCACTCGTTGCTGCTCGCCAAACGTGGCGATACCGCCCGACGCCAGGGCTCCGTTAATCACCAGGTTGCCGGCGCCAGCCGTGGTTTGTGCTTGGCAGACCCCATCAGCGTCTAGCGCTGTGGGTGCCGCTACATAGCTGATGGGGGTTCTGTCCATTAGTGGTTAGCCCGCGTATTGAGCGATACCAACGAGGCCAGCTTCGGTACTGGGCGCGGTAACGTGGTAGTAAGCGACGACCGCAGTTCCGGCGAGAGACGAGTTCAAATCGATGGTGCCGCGCACGTCGCCGGTAGTGGCGGTGGCGGTGGTGGCGTCGGCCTTGACCACGGTGGCGCGAGTGGACTCATGCACCCCAGCCAACGAAGCCTGGATGAAGTCGCCGGTACCAGTCAGCACGTAAGGCAGGCCCAGCACGTCGCCGGTACCGACTTTCACGGTATCGGTGGTAACATTGCCCGCCGAATAGATGGCGATGGACGAGATGTATTTAAACGCTTTTTTGCCGGCAGCCGCGCTATCCCCAGACGCGATGGTGACCTGCTCCACCATCTTGGCCTTGTAGATGTCATAACCGGTGACCGTAAATACCGTATCAGCAGCGGCGGTACTGGTGGCAAAAATCAAATTGCGAGCCGCGTCCAAAGTCCACACCGAGACGGTAGCACCGGTATTGGTAGTGATGGTAGTGGCGGCGGGAATGCTGGGGTTGTCGGTCGGTGTCGAACCGTTGGTGGCGGGGGTATAGGTCTTGGTACTGTTATTCGGCAGTTCCGTACTGGTCGCGTCGTCGATCAACAGATCGTCGTCGCTAGCGGCGGGCGAGCCGAGCGAGCTGCGGGTCAGAAAACAAATTGGAACGCCGCGAGAAGCGTTATTGGCTTGCCGCGTTAAGCGGTTGCTGCCTCTGCCGTAATAGACGCTGGTAGCTTCAGTAAGATTGTGCGTGGACATAGTTAACTCCAGTCAAAACAGACCGCCCGTGAAACGAGCAGAGTTAGTAATAATAACCGCTGGTACGTAAGGGCTTGTTAGCTACGTCCTTGCGCACCGCTAGTAATTTGAGATTAACGGGTTCTCCAACCCTTGACCGAAACCGCTCCATGGCGGTGTTGGCCGCTTCCAGATTGAGGGTGTCGGCGTCGCGTTTGGAAAACGCCAGATAGGATGCGTAGAGTAGGAGGTCTTCAAAGAAGAGATCGTCCAACTCCAAATACTTACCTCCGGCAGCCACCGCCGAATCCCAAGTAAGGTCTTCCAACGGCAACCGCTTTACCGTCAGCTCCAGGGTGCCAGCGGCGGTGGGAGCGGCGATCAGCGTGAGGCTATGCAGGCTCCCGTCCTCGACGTAGTACAACGTCGTATCAGGCGCCACGTAGGATTGCGTATCGATATCGTCCCGATAATTACGTTTTATCAGAACGTCGTCGGCCCCGGTAACGTAGGCCCGCTCCACCGCGAGGATCAGCGGGTCCAGGTCGTAGGTAGCCGTACCAGCGACAAGCGTGATGCTGCACAAATCGCTGGTGGAATCGACAATCGGATGCCGGCGGCAGGTTTCTTTCTGCGCTTCGTTCAGGTAGGTAACGAGTTCGTCGTTCTTCCACAGGCAGCCAGCATCGCTGGTTTGCCAATAGTTGGAACCTGAATCGCCACCGAAGTCATCCAAACGTTGGCGCAGTCTGGTAACCGCCGTCAGCACCGATATAGTCATTTACTTACCCTTTTTCGGCCCCTTGTTGGGCTTGCTGGGTTTGCTCATGGGCTTGCCCATCGGTTTGGGTTTGCAGGCCATCTCAATCACCTTCGAAGATGTACAGCAGAACGGCGGTGATCGCGCCGGTAGCCGCCGCGCCGCCAACAGTACCGGTCAGATAGGTCTTGACCGTGTTCTTGATCGGCGAGAAGTAGTACGCCACCGAAGCACCAGCGGACGTATCGCTATCAGTCGCGAAAGCAGCGGCCTCGGGAGACAGTGTATCGCCGGAATTAACCTTGCGGTAACCCAGGGTCAGCGTGGTGCTGCCGCCCAGGGCCGCGTTGGTCAGAATCAAGCCGACCACCCGAGCGTTCTCGGGAATCTGGCCCAGCAGCACCACGTCGCCAACTTGGGCGGCGGCGAAGGTGTAAGTATAAACCGCTGCGGACAGCGATCCAAAAGCCCCGGTGTAGGTAATGTCGCGCCGGGCGTTTACAGCATTCAAATCAGCCATGCGTATTCTCCAAAGAGTGGGCCGGCGCCGCCAGCCCCTCTTACAGTATCTCAAAAGAAATTTCCAAAAAAAGTTGCTTGGGTACGCTATTTGGTGCTATCCTAAGCATAACTCACTACCTGGACCCGTTTATGCGCGCTACTTACGGCCTTCGCCCCATTCTATCCATGTCCGAAGCTCAACGAGCTAAGTTCTGGAGCAGGGTAGCTATTACCGAGCCTGATGCCTGTCACAACTGGACCGGCTTCATAAACCCCTGTGGCTACGGACTTTGGTCCGTATACTGGGAAGACAACGCTCGGTCGTCCTTTCTCGCCCATCGAATAGCTTACGCACTATCCTACGAAGAGCCGCCCCCCTACAACCGAGGAGATAATTGCGTGATCCACACTTGCGACAACCCCAGATGCTGCAATCCAAGGCATCTAGTTATCGGCTCTCACAAAGAAAACATGCAAGACTGCACGCAAAAAGGACGCAACTATTTCAAACGCATCCCTAGACACGGGTCCAAGAACCCGGCAGCACGTCTCAACGAAGACCAGGTTCGGGCGATCAAAACCCAAATGGCCTCTATCGAACGTGGAGCCGGGCGGCGGAAAGCCCAAGAGGCCCTCGCCGTTGCCCATAAAGTACGCGTCGGCACCATACGGGCTATTTGCGAAGGGCGTAACTGGGCTCATATCCAAATAGCGTAACAAAATCAGAGCAAGGTTACCTTGGACGGATCGGGTGCAACGCTATCGATAACACAAATTCCATTGTCGTAAGTAGCCCCAGTCTTGCTGGCGAACCGCAGCTTGGCGTAGCCAGTGATGGCCGCGATGGACGCCTCGAAGCAATTGTCATGGTCACTAGTCTCTTCGTGCCAGTTAAAGTGCGTGCCCGAGCGGGTATCCTTGCCGAACGCCTCGGCCAGACCTTGCGAACCCAGCAGAATGCACCGCTCCACGGCGTAGTTCGCCACGTCGGCGCCGCCCAGGTCAGCCGGCACGGTCGAGGTGGTGGTGGCAAACGTGTCGGCGCTAGTGGCCACGGTAACGGCGGTACCCGGATTGAAGCGGATCGGCAGGTTAACCTTCTTCACCATGATGCCGTTCCACATACCAACCTCACCCCGGAACAGCGGGTTGCTGGCGCTACGCTCGCGAGCGTTCATCTGGAACAGCCGCAGGGACTTCTCGGAGCTCTGCCGAACCAGGTTGTGGTAAACCCGAGGCGGAACCAGCAGCACGTACATCGGACTATCGGGGGCCGAAGCGTCGCCCTCGAACTGCACCGGCTGCATGGGCACGTCCATCTCGTCGATGGAGGCGCGCAGCTTGTCCAGGTCATCCAGGGTCAGGTAATCAGTGGCGGAGAAGGTCGCCATGCTGGTGGCCTGGCCGGCGTAGAAGTGCCGGTTGTAGGTCGGCGCCAGCACGGAGTTCACCATGATCTCGGCGAACTCGGCATGGGAACTCAGCGGGACCACCCACTCCTTGGTGTTATGGTCGCCACGCGCGCCGGCCATGTGGACCAGCTTGACTTGATCAGCAAACCGGGCGTACCAGCCGGCCAGGGCCGCGCGGCCCACGGTGCGCAGGTCGTGCTCGGTGCGATGCTGGGTCATGCGCCCGCCCGCGTCGATACCGCCACGGCACTGGTTCAGTGTCATGGTCATGACGTTGCTGGACAGGTCCATCATGCGGCCGGTCAGCTTCCGATCACCCATGGTCGGGATGCCTTCGATCAGGTTGAAGGCGTCAAGCTGAATGGTGTCGCCACCGCCCTTGGACAGGTCGGTGATGCGGACGATGGGGTAGTTGCGGTCGGTCTCCATCCGCTCCAGCGTGGCGGTGGCCGAACTCAGCTTGGGGGCCGGGCCGGTCAGACGCTGGGAGAGGGAAGGAGCCTTGCAATACTCGGCGAATACGGCTGCACCAAAGATTTTTCTCGCGAGTGGATGGCCTACCGGGATTGTGGTTTGACTCACTTTGTAGTTCCTCAAAAAAGATTTATAACAAACCGTCTCACGACGGTTACCTAGATTACTTCTTAGCGCGGATACTTTCCAACGCTACAGTGTGCAATTCGGAAGCAGCTTCTACTGTACTGGCGGAACCTAAGTATTTCTTGGTCCCGCGTTCCTTAATATAAGCCTTATATCGCTTCCCTTTTTTCCAGACCCCGACAACACCTGTCGCGGAGTTATAGACCGGCCTGGCGTTTCCCGCCTGTTGGTACCGATCTGCCCAAACACAGTTATCGGGGCCGTAGCCACGTTCATTATCTACTCGTTCGAGAGTTAACCCCTCCGGGCGAGGACCCATATCCGCATAGAATTTATCGAAGCTATGCCACTCCGGACAAACTTTTATACCCCGACCCCCGTAATTAGGGTAATTAGGGTCATTCGGTTTATTACATCGATCCAGCATATGGTACCACGTCCGATACTCGGGGGTACCCGTCATGCCGTGAGTACGGCTTCTAGCACCTATAACTTGAGTCCGATAACATCCACAAGATGTTATCGAACCCCTAGTAAGATGCCCTGTCCTAACTACTTTTGTTTTGCCACACTCACAGCGGCACAACCAAGCAGTTCTAATTCCTAAGTTCTCAGCTCTCTCCACCACGGTAAGCCGGTCAAATACCTTCCCTACCAAATCAATCTTCATTATCTCTCAGCCTTCAGAAATCGCCTACTTAGGGAACCACTGGCAAGTGGTAGGCTTTTCCACCTTTCGCCCCGTCGGGCTAGCCAGTAGTATTTTAAATCAGATTCGGTCTATCTCTCGACAGTCCTTAACGCGAAAACTGATACAGGTAATCCTTTAAAGCTTCCGGGGTCAGCGTCAGCATGTGCTGCTGCAACTGCGACGGGCTCATCCGTTCAATCTTTTCGATTTCGGTGATCGCCGGAGGCTGACCGCTGGCCGCGATGTCCGTCATGCTGAGCGGGACGCCGGGGGCGGCGGGCTTCGCCGGAGCGGAAGTCGGCTTGACCGAAGGAGCCGCCACGGCCCCCACCTGGTCGGAGTGAGGCGACTTGCCGTGCAACGCTTCCACCTTGCCTGGCAACGCCGCTACCCGTTCGGCCCAACTCAACTTGGCGTAAGCCGGGTCTTCCTGCATCAAGTACTGGTGCAACTTGACGCTATAGTCGAAGTATGGCGACTTCGAATCCGCCTGCCACGCCGTCATCAACGGCGATTGGTCTATGGCGGCTTGAATCTGCTCGCCCTCCGAGGCCTGCTCCACTTGAGCGGCCCGTTCCAGCCGGGCTTGCAGCTCGGCGGTGACCCGCTGCTGCTCGACCATGGCTTTGTGCTGGGCGCGCAGAAGTTCGTCCTGCCGCTCGGCCCGGCGCGCCGCCAGCAATGTTTGGCGCAGCACGTCGGCGGGGTCCTCGCCCCATTCCTGCTGGTACTTGGCAATCCGAGCCTCGTCGGCATCGGTAAGCGTCACAGGAGCATCCAGGAGCGTCTGGAACGTGTCGGCGGCGGGCGTGGCTGGCTCGATAGGGGTTCCAGCAACCGGAGCCGCAGGCGGCGTCTGCGCGGCCCTGGCGGTCATTTCCGCCAACTGGCGTTGCAGTTCTTGCGCGGCTTGTTCAGCCTGGCGCGCCCGTTCCCGCGCATCCTTTAATACGGAGTGCGGGATGTAATGCTGGCCATCCGCCGTAAGCACGGGGGCCTCCACGTCGGCCTTGGGTTCCTCGGCCTTGAGTTCCTCGGCCTTGAGTTCCTCGGCCTTGGGTTCCTCGGCCTTGACGAACCGCCCGAGATCGTCGCGCGGCGGCGTAACCTCTTCGGCCTTGGGTTCTTCCGATTCAGGAACCCCAGCGGCCAAAGCGGCCAACTCATCCGGGGAAACAGGCCATGTAGTGGAGTCGTTCAGATCAATCGCCATACTTCACCTCTATATCGCCGAGAAGCGGGTTAATACTTGAATCCCTCGAAGGGGAGATAAAACACAAATAAAGCGCCATACAGCACTTCTATATCGCGGCTCATAACCCCTTTTAGGGAGATAAAACTACTAATTATCGAGCGGGCTTTTTCGCCGGAGGCTTCCGGTGTCCAGCCAACCCGGTTGAAACCGGTTTAGGTCGGTTTTGAATCTCGTATTTCTTGATTTCGGCATCGGCCTGACGCTGGCGCTCTGAATCAGCCAACTTCATCTGGCCTTCCATCATCTTGCTTTGGCGGTTGGCTTCGCGCTCCCCGGCCGACTTTTCCACGTCCAAAACCCGGTCGGTAATATCGAGGGAGTGCCTATCGCGTTCCAAGGCAAGACGGTCTTGATCCAGGATCATGCCCTGGCGAATCTTGTCGGCCTCGGCCTTGAGCTTTTCAGCCTTGGCTTGCTGTTCGAGCAGCGCCATTTGCTGCTGCTGCATCATGAGCTGGTTCTGCATGTCAACGAGCTGTTGCTGCTGGGCCGCCGCCGCGTTATGCTCGGGCGACGTGCCGCCCTGCCCGCTGACTTTAGCGATGAGCTGCGCCATTTCTTCCTTCTGCGGCAAGTCGGACGCGCGGATAACGATGTGCGCGACGGCCACCTGCATTTCGGGAGGCAGGCTCTTAAGCACTTCGGTAAGATTCTTGAACTGTTGCGCCCGGTACGTCGGCGTGTCGGGGGTATCCTGAAGCGCGACCTTCAACATCAACTGCGGCACCTGGTTGGTAATCTCGCCGACCTCGGTGCGCTGGTTGAACGTGTACGACCGCCGTTCACCGGCAAAATCGTAACTCACCCGCTGTTCGCGAGCCCCCATGTCCGCCACGATCAGCGACAGCAACAACTCGCCGACCTTAACCCGCGCCCCGATGTAGTTGTCGTTTAGGTTGGCCAGCGTGGTGGCGCCCTGTTCCACCAGGGAGTTGATGGCGACGCCGGAATCCGCGCCAGGCACCGCTTTCCCCAGCATGGACTGGTACACGCCAGCGGCGTCCTGAATGGCCTGCGTGGCGTCCTTGAGTACCTGGAACTGCTGCTGCGACAACTGAAAATCGGACTCGACCCGCAACGCATCCATGTTCTTGTTACGCCGGTTCGGGTCCAGCAGAATGACGGCATCGGGCCGGGACGCCTGCTCCAGCACTTCGGACCAGGGCCGCTCGGAAGCGTCGGAATCCGCGATGATGCGTTTGGCGCTCAGCAGCCACATCATGCGCGACAGCCGGGCGTTAACTTCCATCTGCGGACTCACCATGCGCCTGATTAAACCATAGGGCGCGCCGGTCCGAGATTCGCGGAACCCGAAGAACGGTACGTAGGGAAAATCGTTATGGGGGTACGGACTGGGTAAATCCGCCAACCGAATGGGGCCGGCCCACCAGGACAGGCGTGGAACCGGAACCACGAACTCTTCCAGGGTCGCCAAGCCGGCGCGCAACAGCGCTTCGTGCATGGCGTTGGTCGAGTCCAACACCACTAGAGCGTCCGAATCCCTCAGCCGTAACACCTTCCGGCGTTGGTAGTGGCGGTACCAGACCTCGGACAACCGGACACGCACTCGCGAGGCTCCGTAGTCCATCCACTCCCGCAGCGCCAGCCCGGTATCGCGGAACGCCGTGAAATCCGACAACGTTTCGTCGTCGGACGTATCGTCGTACCCCAAGTCCCAATCGGCCCAGGCTCTACCGGTTTCATCCAGCGTCTTGCTCTTGCCAGGAAAGTACAGCTTGGCGATGTCGAGGTCCATCCAGCGGTGCCGGACCAGGTAGCGCGCGTCCGACAAATCCGGCTCCTGCGCCCGCCAGTCCCAGTACATCTCCCGCCAGTTGACCCGGCGAACTCGGTACGAAGCCCCAAGCGGGTTATGGTTGCGCGCCACCTCCACCCAGCCCAGCCCGATCTTGGTCTGGTCGTCGTAGGCGTCGGAGCAAGCCCGGTCGGCCCCGGACGTGCGCTCGTGCTGCTTCATCAACGCGGACAGCGCCAGGCTCATGTCGAAGTCGATATCGGACTCGGCGGCGATCTTCCAGTCCCGCTTGTTCTTGGCCTCCATGCCCAGCACAAGATCGATGGTCGGGCCGATCAAATTACGGATCAGCGGCGGCTGGTTACGCTCGCCCATTACCGCCAGCGTGGTGGAGTCCAGTTGCAGCCCGTCGTAAAAATCGGCCTCGTTGTTGGCGCGCGCGCGCCAGCTAGGTTCGTCCTTTAGGTCCGACAGGATATCTTCCAACTGGGTCTGCGTTAACTTATCCGCCACGGTTCCACCAATAAAAAAGCCCCCAAAAGTGGGGGCTCTTAAAAAATTTCGGACTAGAGACGACGCTTCTAGTATGAGTTTTACAGGGTATATAGTGTTTACCGGTTTGTCAAGCTATCTGATATAACTTTTTAGCGCGGGATTTCCCGCCAGCCCGTTGTCAAACAAACGTTGGATCGCCTCGTCGTAACGACCCTCCATCAACATCGTCACCGCCTCCAACTGACCCAGATGGAGGTAGAATAAGCGGGCCTCGAACCCTTCCCGAGCCGTGTGATATCGCTCCCGAGCGGTGTGTGTAACTACCGGCGGCGTTACGCTCATCCCAACTCTCCCAGATTCTTCATCAACTGCAACCGGGCCAGGGCGCCCCACGCCAGATGCGCGGCGTGCAGCAACCGGGTCTGTGGGTCCAGCAGCTCGCCTTGGGCCTCGGCAAGCCAATGCCGCAGCATCGCATCGGTGTACCGCTCGATCCCATCCGGTACGTGCAGCCAGCCGTGCTCGGTATACTTGGAGGCGCCGAACGTGCCCACCAGGCCAACATCCCATAAGGCATCAGCGAAATCACCGAGCACCAAACCCAGGCGATTCTTACCAGCGTCCAGCTTGGCGCCGGGGGTTTTCGGGTCTTTCAGATACGGGTCTCGTTCTTCACTCATAACTGGCGTTACCCCCCGGTATATTCCCCGTAATAGAGATCGTTCATTAATAGCACAGCAAGTTCCTCGGAAGGAAGTTCTAAAGTAAACAACGGAGAACTCCCTAGAACCAGTTGCCGATATATTACTCCGCCACTATCGGATGCTACGGGGTAACAAGTAATAGTAGCTCCGTCTCGTATATAAGAGCGGGTAGCTACGTATCCATAGCCTGGGGTCACCTGTTCTTCACTCACGCAACGTTACCCCTTCTGACTTGTTGTACGATCCGACTTTAGCATACGACCGCTCATCGGGGGCTGGCTCAGCGTCATAAAAAATAGCTTGGCCGCACCTCATGCCGGGCCGAATGCGAAGATAATGGTACTCGGACCAGTTCTTAAGCTCCAACGTCAGATTAGAGCCGTGCCACCCTGGATCGGCAAATCCAGCGAGCGCATGATTCAAGCCTGCCCGCCCCAGCGAAGAATTCAACCTATAATTGAAGGCGACGCTTTTTGGGAGGTTAAATACTTCGCAAGTAGACGCCAGCAAAAACATTCCCGGTGGCATAAGAAACCCAGCTTCGGTCAGCTCTACCCGGATGTAGCCGGGGAATTGTCGAGGTTTCGCAGCAAGATCGACCTGCACAATCTGGTTGTCATGCCGAGCTTCGACAAAAATAATATCACCCAGCGTCAGATCGATGCTGTTGCCGTTGATGTTTTCAGGATCAACGTTCTCGATTACCCTGTCTTCTACGAATTTACAAAGCGTCTTGTATCCGAAGATCATTTCTGCACCGCCTCTTCAGCCTTAAGCATGTCGTACATGCCCATCAACTCAGCCCACATGGTATCGGGAATCCGGATATAGCCGTCAGTCACCTGAGACGACGAACCTTGAGTGCATTCATCCAGACTCTCCAAAAGCTCCATTAACTCATTCAGTTGCTCGACCGTGATTAACATGATCCACCCCCCTCCCCTTTTTCGTTCATTATTGACCTGGTCTCAATTGTAGCAATGATACGCCGTTTACATTCGTCTACAGCTCCTACGAGCGCAGCTACAAACGCTGCGCTACCAAACTCCACCCACTCTTCATCTACGATTTGTTTAGCGTAATCTTCGCAAATCCCCACAGCCTCGATCATCGCAGCATCCCACGCGTCGCGGTTGGACTGGGGAACATCGACGTGTTCTCCGTAGTATGAAACGGCCCATTTATCAAAAGTCGTGCTACGGCCATCAGTCGAAGCCCCAGATGACCCTACAGGCGCTACCCCGACTACACGATTATGCTTATCCATCGCAGCAACACAGATAACAGGGATAAAACGGCCTTGTTCGTCGAGATAGTCGTTACCCGACTTCGGGAACGTGATGTCACCCAAATTCCAAAGACCTGCGAGAAATGGGACCCTTCGATATCCGTCATAGGATACCTCTCCTGTCGGGTTGACTTCCCCGACGGTAACCATCATGGTAAACATCGCTGCTGCGTAGGTTTTCATTTACCTTTAGCCCCCTCCCAGTTGCGCAAAAGGCCGACGAGCGCCGGCCTCCTGTTAAAACGATAACGTGTTATCAACCCACCAGAAAATCTTCCAGCTTGGCGCCAGCGGCGATCTCGCTGGTCAGCCACGCAGGCTGCTTGCCGCGCCCGGACCAGGCCAGGTTGGGGTCGTGCTTGGAGCGGTACTTGACAGTGGGGATAACCGGGAACAATTCAGAGAACACGGCGTAGACGGAGCGATTGGTGGTGTCGGCCAGCATTTGCAGGTCTTCCTTGATGCGGGTCTTCTGCCCTTCAACGGACTGGTTGATCTTAGCGGCCACCAATTCAGACAGGTTCAGCAGATCGTTCAACGGAAGCGCGTCGAGGTTAGCAGTGGTATCGGTCATAAACATAGCTCCAAAAAGTTAGGTGAGGTTGTCGGTACAACAAGCTAATTATAAAACCTGAATTACTAAAAGGCAAATTTTTATGCGTTCAGCGTAAATTACGACGTAGTTGGTGTAGTCCGTCCGCCACGGTAGTTTTAAGCCAGCTAAAAACTTTCATGTAGCGCATTTCCCAACGCTGGTTCCACGTCGCCGGGGATACCCCCATCATGCGAGCCCTCATCCGCTTGGAAAACTGCGCGCTAGCTCCCGACCCCCCGCAATCCTGGCACGTTCGCGTCGTGCCGCCGGCTGTAATTTCACCACGCCCTTCACAGTCTGGGCAATAAAACCGAGATCGCATCTCCCACAACGCAATGACCAACAGTTGTAAGCGGTCTTCCTGACGCAAGTTATCCGCCCCCGTCATCTCCAACTCAAACTCAGCCGCCAGCCGCGCCGCCACTCCTTGCTCGGCGTAAACCCACAACAGAATATTACCGAGCCAAGCCGGCCGTACCATGCCCAGAGCCGCCGCCAAATCGGTGGGCGCCCAGCGTTCTGGCGCCGTACCCCGTGAAGTCGGCGGACCCCAGGTACCGGCCGGCCCCAGCTTGGCCAGCCATTCCGCGAGCGTTAACGTATTCACGCCGTCCTCCAGTCGCCCCGCCGTTGATACGGCTTCAGGTTGTAATAGCCCGCCGCTTGGGCATCGTAACGAACCCGGCGTATCGGCTCCGCGAAGGTCAGCGCCAGCGAGTCCGCCCGGTCGGGCGAGCTCAACCCCCGCTTCTGCATGTCCGCCTTCGATTCGAGCTGGGTTTTGCCCCGCATGTTCAGTCCGTACTCCACCGCGATAAGCTGGCTCCGCAGTTCGTCGTTGCGGAGCAGGGATACGTTGCCGTTCAGCCATTCCTTTAATCCTCCCCACATCTCGGCCCGTTTGTTGAGGTACCGGTCGTCGTTAGGCATCGCGGCCGACTGCACGTCCACCACGCGAAAGCCAAGTTGGCGCAGTCGGTCCACTACCCCGGCTCCGAGGCCTACTCCATCCACAAATACCACGTCAGGATCACGAGAGTCGATCAATTCAGCGACTTTCGCGGCCGTCATCATGGTATCCAACCCGCGATACTCCGTTTGATCCACCATCCGGTTGGAGGAACGGAGAGTAATCACCGTGGCGTTTGACCCAAACCGCGCCACGTCAACCCCCATCGCCAGATAGTCGTCATCTATCTCGGGGACGACGGCGCTCATCGCCCGGTCCACCACGTCGGTGGCGAGAAACTGCACGTCGCCGACTCGGGGGAACTGCCCGTAGACGCGCACGCGAGCAAAATCGGAGTCCTCGCCGTAAATATCTAGCCATTCGGCGATCTGGGCCTTGTTGGTCATCCGCGCGGTGCGGGAATCGACGTGCCAGGTCTTCCAGTACCTACTGCGACGCCCAAAACACTCAAAAAACGACCCGGATGACCGGGTTGGGTTGCCCATCACCACGAAAAGTACTCCCGACGTGGTGTAGGCGCCTTCGATGGTGTCCCAAATGATGTCGGGGATGGCCGAGGCTTCATCGAAAATGACCAGAACGTCGCGGGCGTGGAGGCCGGCGAAGGCCTCCGAGTTGTGTTCCGACCAGGGAATGGCATCCGCCACCCAGGTTTCCGGGAGTTCGTTGGCGCGGTAGCTGGTCGCCATCCAGGTGAACCAGTTTCGGTTGATGAGTCGCTGGTCCCAGAGCGCCAACTCACGCCACAGCTTGGTTTGAAGCTGATTTTTGGTGTTGGCGGTCGCCACGATCCCGCAGTTGGGGCGCGTGGACATGAACCACTGAACCAGCCAGGAGGCCAGTGTGGACTTACCCACCCCGTGGCCGCTGGCGATAGCGACGCGAGTCACCGTCTGGCTGGTTTTCAAGGCCTCGCCGATGTGGTCCATCACCTCGACTTGCCAAGCATCCGGCCCAGGCTGACTCGCCAACACCCCCGGCTCGGTCCATGGGTAAGCGTACCGCACGAAGCCGGTCGGGTTGTAAAAAAACCGGCCTACATCGTCGGCTATTTTGAGGTCGAGCCCGGTCAAAGCTTTGGGTTTAGCCATTCTATCCTTACAACAACACCGGTCGGTCGGTTATCAGGGGTTCGGGTATACCGTACATCTCAAAGTCCACGGCTCGGAACGGCGGGACGCCCTCATCCGACCGGGCTGCCGTATAAGCCAGAGCTGGACACTGAGCTGTACCGTTCAGGCGTGGATGGTCTGGAGATACGTCAAGAAACTGCTGGAGCACGTTCGTATGACTGGAGTGCTGATAAACGTGCGCGTCACCAAACAGCCAGCGCAGCCCGCCAAGCGCTAACCCAGTATGCCGAACGCAGTATAACAGGAACCCCCAGGTCTGAATCCAGTTGTGGGGTACGCCGAGTAACATGTCGGCACTGCGCTGGTACGACGTGAAGTACAGCGCGCCGTCGCGAACAAACGCCTGCAAGAGCGTGGTGTGGCAAGTGGTGGGGGTGTTGGGGTTCTCGTTGAGCACAGTAATCCACGGCATGTCTGCCGGGCTCCACGTCGTCAGCACCAGCCGCCGTGACTCGGGGTGACGGCGTATCCCATCCAAAAATAATTCGATTTGATCGGTATGAACCGGGTGCCCATGCCGCGTCCCCCGTAACTGCTCGCCATAACCGGCTACATACTCACCACTAGGGTTCAACTGGAGCTCCCACCACGGCAGCAGCTCGTCAGGGCATTTCGAGTCGCCCGACATGAACCACTCCCACTCCCGAAGCGCCAGCCGCCACGCCGTTTTGCGTAGAGTAATTAGTGGGGTGGTATGGAACAGTACCTGGGGCAACTCGATGTGGGATTTGACGGGACCGTTACGGGATCGCCGGGTTGGCTGAGTGGAGATTTGCAACAACAGACGCCGATAAACGGCGTCAGCTGGTGGGGCTATATCCTGGTAAGGTATCATGGGTGGTTTCTAGGGCTCTGTTCACGCAGCACCTTCTGTTTCCGCCACATCCGCTGCAAGCGGACCTTTTGTAGCCACAGGGCGTGTTCGTCCAGCGCCTCCACGCCCAGCGGGGTGGGTCGCCGTTCGGCCTCCGCCCACCCCCGCTCCAGTTCCTCCCGAGCGCGGTTGGCACGTTCCTGGGCACGCTCCTGGGCACGCGGGGCCTGGTCTTGGGCCTGCTGGGCCTGGTCTTGAACCCGCTTGCTGGCCAGCCCCCAGCGGGCCAGCCGACTCGCCGACTCCCGCTCAATCAGCCCGGCCTGGCGCAAGGCCTCAAGCGGGGGCTTCAAGGTATCGTAGGTGAGCCCGACGGCGCGGGCCAGCCGGTACGCCGTCATCCAGTCCCCAGCCTGCTCCAGCGCGGCCAAAACGAGGGCCTCACGCTGTTCCCGTTCCTTCCTGCCTAACACCGCTCTTGCTCCTTTCTCAATTTGGCCGCCTGCTGGTACGCCGCGTCGGCGCTTGGGCTAGTCGGCCACCCGCGCAGCACCACCTTCATCGTCTGGCGTTGGGGTTTCGGCGACAGGTAGTCAGCCCGCAGGCGAGCGTTAGCCTCCGGCGTCCAGCGAAACAGCGACCGGCGCGGCAAGTTCAGGGTGTGTATCCGGCGGCTAACCCGGTCAACGGTGATGTTCAGCCGGCTGGCGATGTCAGCCAGGGGGGCGCCAGCCGCGCGCATCTCCAGGAGTATGGCGGTTTCGGCGGGGGTCCAGAGGCGTCGGTTCACGGGCGCGTCGTCCGGGGGTTCGCGGTGAGGGGGAGGTCGTCGCAGCCGTGCGGCCAGACTCGGTCACAGGACGCGGATACCACCACAAGATCGTCAAGCTTGAGCGCGCGCAGGTGAGCGACCAGAGCTTCCTGGGCGCGAATGGATGGCGCGAACGGGTCATCCGAGGCCACGCGGACGACCACTGAAGGGTGGAGCCAGAGTGTGTAGGTTTTACTCTGGCGGGATTTATCGGTATGGTACGCCAGCAATTCCAAGTAAAGCGACTCAGGTATCTCTATCCAGCTTTCTTCCAAGGAGGCTTCGCTTTCCACGTCGCAATAAACCCTCCAATAATACTTACCGTCTTTTGTTGTAACCTGCAAGCACCCACGGTAATTTGCGCAATCTTCGAATTCGAAAATCATGTGGGGTACCCTTCACTACCAGCAGTGTAACTACTCTTTGGAGCAGGGACAAAAGTAAACGTTGATGATGAGTATAGTGCTTGTTGGTTCGCCGTATCGAATACCTGTTCGGCGGCGCTCGCCATGAATAAGGATAGCTGTTCTTTATCCATGGCCCCAGAAATTAAGTAGCAATCATTAAGTACCTCAATAATCGCTATCTGCAACTTCGCTTTGTCTTTAGTTAGCACCTGTTACCACCACGGCGGACGCCAAGTTTTCTCGAACAGCCATCGGGAGAATATAAACCACCAGACAGCAAGAAATAGAACCAGAACTATCGCTAGCGCTCCCAGACCAACGGCGTATAAGAGCCACACCGGGATGTCCAGGGTCATTCTGGCCCACCCCGATCCACCACGCCGCCAAGACCGGTACTCCGTAGGTCGTTATCATTCATAACACATCTCCCGGTCGAGCCTTGCTGGTATCGGGGATCGTCGCCTCGATCACCGTCCGCTGGCCCCGCCCCCAACAGGCTCGGTGGACGGCTCCACACTCCGGGCACAATAACGGGGTGGTGTGGGTGTTGTGGTTACACGACGGGTTTCCGCAGATGGGGGGTTTGAGAACGGCGCCGCAGGAGCAGAGGAACGCCTCGATGGGATCGGCGTCAATCCGCATCGGCGGTCTCCAATCCCTCAAGCACGGCTTCCAGGACCTCCACCATTATCTGAGGGTCATGCAACGCCGCGTGGTACAGCCCATCTTTAAACCCGCGCGACGGTTCGTCGCAGAGGCCTTCAAGGAACCGCTCCAGCGGACAACCGGCGCATGAGTCCGATAAATTACGAGCATAGTACTTCAGGCACAACGCGCACGACGCGCCGTGATACATAGGGTCGATAAAGTCGCTATTACTTACTTCGTGAGCAGTAAGGATTTCCGGCGGCAGCCCCCGCCACTTGCGCAGGGCGTGGGCCACCAGTTCCCGGTCGGAGGCTCCGCGCGCCACCACGTCTCGGGCTGAAATCGGGTAATACTCGGCTTCCCAACTTTCAAAACTCATGGGTCAGGCCACTTGGGGTTGGTGGGGCGGTGGAGCGACGGGCTGGGGGAGCGACGCGGGTCTGGCAACGGCGCGAGCCAGCCGCCAGCCTTGACAACCCTGCTTGCCACAGTCGCACGCCACGGCATCGAAGCCGCTGGCGGTGATGGCGTCCCAGGGTATGGACGAGTGGTTCTGGCGATGCCTGATCCACATCTCCCGAGTAAGCGGCGTGGGGGTGGCATTGAAGAGTTTCATGGTCCGTCCTCCAGGTCCATAACCGTTCGTTCGACGTACTCGGTTCGTTCGATGCGCAGGTGCTCGTGGTGAGCTGGGTGGGGCTGGTGAGTCAGGGCTGGCCGGTCGGGTGGGTTCAGATCGATCAGCGCGGCCTGGGCGCGAGAGCGGGCTTGCTCCAGCCGGTCAACGATGCTGATATCAACCTGCACGTCGAGTTTCTCGGCCAGCAGTCCCTGGTGCTTGGCCAACAGCTCCAGGGCCTTGAGCTTATCGACGCCCTTTACCTTCACGGAAGTAGTCCCGTCACGGGCCGTGGTGTGGGTGATCTCCGTCACGATACCCCGTTTGGCGCGCGGCAGGGACTCGGAAGGGATCATGGAGGGCCGGCCATCGGCGTCCCAGGACATCACGTCGGTGAGGTCGCCCATGGCCAGATTATAGAGCTGGCGGAGGGTCAGCTCCGGCGCCAGGTCAATGGGGCCTTCGTTGGTGTCGAGCAGCAGCCGGACCAGGAGCATGACCGGATGCCGGGGGTCGCGGGTCATGGCGAGGCGCAAGGAACTGGCGAGCTTCCCGGCTCGGTCTGGGTCGAGGGTATTCGCTTCGGCCAACGCCTCGACGGCCTGCTCGTAATTGAATCCGCAGTACACCAGGGCCATGGCCAGGAGCTTTTCCAGCATGGCGGCCGGGGCCTGGTTGGGACCCACCAGGGCGGCATCCAGGAGCTCGGGTTGGAACCCCATGTCGCGGAGCACGCGACGTAGCGTCAGGAAGCGGGCGACCAGCGCCTGGCGACGGGTGGGATCGCGGAGGGTGAGCAGGTCCAGGCGAGCGATATCGAGCATTTACGGCGGGGTCTCGGGCGCGGTGGCGCGGCGTCCGTCGGGGCCCGGGGGTAACTCCTCGACGACGTGTACGCCTTCCACCGGTTTCCAGAAGTGGTTCCCGTACAGATTGGAGAGTTTAACGTAGAGCCCGGAAGGAGAGTATTCCAGGATATAGCACTCGATGGGGTCGAGGCCGCGAGAGCTAATTAACACACGTCTGTTCATGCGGGAATTATAAGAGATACCTTGTAGGTTGTAAAGGATTTTCTTCGTGCGTAGAACTATACCCCAGGATTTTTGGCACCTTCTATAGGTAGTCCTAATTCCGGTCCGGGGTACCCCCCCTGGGGGTCACTCGGCCTTCGGCCTCGCCACTCCCGTCGATTGCTGGGTGCAACAAGGGGGCTATGCCGTCTGGAGTCGTGGCAATTCCGCCGAGGAGATTGATGATGAACGACTTTACCTTCGACCCAGCACCCGACTACGTTACCGATATAGAGTGGGGTTTCACGCGTCGTGACGAGCAGGGGCTTGCTTATGACAGCTCGTTAGCTATCCCTGAGAGCATGGCACCGCAGTTCGTAGTCTTGCCCGAGGGCGCGTACAAGGGATTAAGCAAGCTGGCCTGGCAAATCCGTAAGCTCGAAGCCAAACGCTTCAACACGCCCGTGATGCAAGTGAGTTGGCGCAGAGCGTTGTGGCTGGCTGTGCTGATCTCAGGGCGGCGGCACAACACCAACTCATGGTTGATGCTCGGCGTCCAGCAAGGGTTCGCCAAAGGCTACCTGGCTTGGTGCTAACCCATAACGGCACGGTCCTTCAGGGGGCCGTGCCGTTTGGTGTTGTGGTACTAACAACAGGAGAGCAGAGATGAACAAACCCTGGTACGAGCGAATGAAGACGGTAAGTAAGGAGGAGTATGACAGGCGCTTCACACCTTGGAATCATGGACGGTATGAGGCGGAGCGGTTGGAGTCATCTGGCGTACCGCCGGGGGTAAGGATAAGCGACAGAACTACCGGCCGGATGTTGGCCGGTTGGGATAAAGATCGAGACGGAACCATCCGTTACTGGGTGGTGAAAGGGGAGCGGAAATGAAAATTTCTTTTAAAGGTCACAGCCTTCGGGTCACCGACCAAGCGGCGGCGGATGCCTTGATTCCCAAGGCTCAGCGGACGGACGGGCTGTACCGGTTCCTCATCTCAGGGGATAAAATCCTCCTGTGCTTAGGGAACACGGTGATGGCTGCGGCTCCCCTGAGCCAGCCAGAATTTCGCGTGGTTATTGAACGGGAGGACGGTGGCAGTTTGACGCCGCCGGCTCCTTAACATCAGTAGGAGATGACTATGAGCAAGAAGAAAGTGCAGTTCGCGCACGCAACGCGGGTACCTGGTGTACGGTGGCCGGGTGGATCGATCACCTACATACAAGGTTGTGTCCCCCTGACGGCGCGAGAAGTCCGGAAGATCATGCCCTGGAGCAAGATAAAGCTCCTGAAGAAGTCGCACAACCGGGGGGCGGCTGGGGCTATGAAGGGTGTGTACATCGTCCCGGTGGGCTGGGACCACTGGGTCCGTGGTCTGGAGTGACATCAGACGGCGCGGTCCTTCAGGGGGCCGTGCCGTTTTTCGTCGTGGTATTAACAACAGGAGTATGACCATGGATAATTCAATCCCCAACGCAGCCCGCCTCGCACGCCTCGCTGGCGTGCCCTGCCCTGCCCTCAACCAGGAAGATTTCTCGTTTGTGATCTGGGAAGACGGCCCTGACTGGGGCCACATCGACGTAGTTCGAAACAAGGTAACCCGCTGGAACCCTGAAACCCAGCGGCACGAGCGGATTTACCCAACCTAATCTTAGACGGCACAGTTCCCAGGTTCATCAGGGGGCTGTGCCGTCTGGTGTTGTGGCAATTCCGCCGAGGAGAGCAGTCATGAGAGTTAAAGCTATGCAATTTAAGGCTTGGCCTGTCGATGAGGGCGAAATGGGTATCCGCCTGGACGTGGATGTTGACCGCGAGGCGGACCTTCCGCCGTGCCCCGGGCTGGGCGGCTGGAAGAAAGCCGGGTCCGGGATTTGGTGGACCAGGATCAAAGGACAGGCGGCCATGGACCTGGCGGCAGTGCTGTCCGGGTCGCCTGACGGATGGTTTCAGGACGTTATGGTCACCATGGACGGCGACCGGCTGGCGGGGATTGTTCCCGCCTAACACGCCGTCGCCTCAATAATCCCAGACAAGAGGTCTAGCAACCAAGCCCGCCAGGGATGGCAGGTTTTTTGTTTAGGGGTGCCACCGTGCTCGTCGCTTCGCGCCGAGCAATATAGTTAAAAACTATCGAGGGTCGCTCGGCCTTCGGCCTCGGCCTATCGCACGGCCGGCGACGACCGAACGCGGCGGCCCCAAGAGCGCGGGTGAGGGGGCGCGTCCGTGGGATGGGCTAAGTAACCGGCCGTGGGGGCGCGTCCGTGGGACGGGCTAGGTAACCGGCCATAGCTAAAGGCTATCGCGGGGCTGGCGGAGCGATAGTCCTAGCCTATCGCGGTGGCCGAGCCAGCAAAATCCACCCCGAACAGCCGTGGCAAGGGCAGGGATAGCAGGGAAACAGGAGGAAAACTCGGCCTTCGGCCTCGGAGAAAATAAATTTTATACAGGGATGTGACGGTGTGTCTAGGTTGCGAAGGGTGCGTGGGTGGGGGGGAGCATGGGTGGGACAGATTACTAGAATATTAAAGTTTGCTCATATACATTTATGTATATATAACACATTATGCAGGGTTTTTAGGGGGTAGCAGGTAACTCGTTGATATTGTTGCTATATATGCGCGCGTGAGGGTGGCGATAGTTAAAAGCTATCGGAAAGTAAATCTCGATAGCTTGTAATACACGTAATACAGTAGCAAATCGCCCTTTTTCAGAGCTCACCGCTCGGCAACAGATAAACCCTCGTTTCAGAAGGTATATACCCTGTTTAATTAGTATTTATTACCTTAATCTTAACTAAATAAAAATATAAAAACATAAAAAAAGAATAAACAAACACACGCTGTTATCATCTGTAACCTTTTTCTCTGTTTTCTTCTTCTTCTTCTTCTTCTTTTTATATATATGCTAAGTAAAGATAAATTAGCACATAAAAAAAAATCGACATAAACATCCTAGAAAGAATCAATAACTTACTTGTAGTTATAAAGCCTATCACCGATACGCTACATACAAGCCATTGATTTATAACAAGTCACTTTTTCTCATTTTTATAACTCATTGATTTTCCTTGTAACTCTATTTTTCGCTTTCTGTACAAGCATCTTTGATGCCAACTCAAATTGCACACCTGCTGAACCTCAAGCTTAGCCCGCACTCGCTCAGCCATATCCTCACTTCTGTTACGCTTCACAACATCCAACCAGGGGGTCATGCCGTCTTGCTTGGTGATCTTACCCATATAAGGAGCCCCTTATGAACTTCGAACACTTCGTCGATCCCGCCTTCGAGCAATTCATGCTCGCCCTCCACCTATTTATCCAGGCAGACAGGGATTTTTCTCTGTTAAAAACTACCCATTACCATTCGAGGATACTCTGATGATCTTAGAACGAGGTATCGCCTTACGTACCACAGTCGTTGACGACGGTGAAGAGTTTTACATCACCGTAACACGCTTCCCCAACTGCATCATTTCCCGATATGTACAAGATTATCGAGGACGTGTATTGGAACACACCCCCTACTGCTGCCACCAAGAATTCGAGCGATTAATTGACCTAATAAAGGGAGCATCACAATGAACACCACCACCCTCAATCCAAGAAGTAACCGAACCTACCAGAAACGCCAGCTCTACCGTTGGTACCTACGCCAGCATTTCCATCTAAAGGCTTTCTTATTCCACCTCTTCCTGAAATATGTCCTATACCGAACGTTTTACCGAGTAGTCACCAATCGCCCCTAACACAACCCGGCATAACTCCCAAATTTCATAAGGGGGTTATGCCGTCTTTAATTATGGTACTAATACCACATCCTGTTACCGGAGTTTCCATCATGCCTACTGCTATGCAAATCGCTCTTGAAACCGCTGGCTACAACGATTCCAATATTATCCACGCTCAGTTCGCTTCCGAAGACCCGGAAGAGTTTGAATCCGAGAGCACCTGCGCGCTCGGCCACGAAGACGCTATGAATCAACCAAACACCAGTATCATCTCCTGGGATTTGGTAAGCAACGAACGTGGTCGCCTGAATCAAGAGCTACCAGCCCTGGAAGCCGATCTACCCAAGCTCAAGCAGGCCTCAGCCCAAATCGAAGCGAAGTTCAACAATCATCTGGCAATCAGTAAACGCCAGCAGGAGGAAGTGGCCTACATGGCCAATAACTTAGGGTTTATGGACGCTACTCAAACCCAACGTTATCAGGAACTCCAACAAGCGCAGCTCACCAGCCGGACACTGGAACTGAAAATGCGCCAGGAACTCGCCCAAGTACGCGGCAAGCTCCAAACGATCCTAGGCGAAATCGAGTACACCAAGATCGTAAACGATCTCGATCCCGATGAACTCGATTGGGTACGATTCCCATGCAGTCCATTCGACCACGTTCTCATCACGGGTCTCTGCTATGCCATAAGAGATCGAATCCACAATCGGATCGTCTCAAACCAATTCGAACGGGAAGCCATCGAAGCTCGGCTCGCCACGCTCCAGTCTCAAAGCGCCTTGGAGCACTGTGAATCCATTAGACTGGAAAGTAATCTGTCTCAAGCCGATGAGCTTTACTCTCAGTTAGGGCGCCTCGATGATGAGACCGATAAACTCCGTCGCTACTCCATGATCTACCGCCTGGTGGCTCACATCACCGCGAAGGAATTGACCAAGGAAGAACTTCAATACAAAGTCGGTTTCCCACCGCGCTCAACAGCACAGATTCGAGCCGCGTGGATCGAGTCACGCGCCAAGAAAGCCGAAACTCGGTTGGCCCAAAGCCGACAGAAGTCAGCAACCACCAACGCGTTTTTTGATATCTCGTGAGGTAATCACCATGCCGATTCATAACGAATTTGGACGAATTATGTTCTTTGTATACACCAGTAAGTTCGAAGAATTCACTCAGTATATGGTATTTGACGATACCAATTACCTGATAGCCGTCCACACCGTCTATAAATAACCACCACCACCACGGCATAGCTCCCAACAGGGGGTTATGCCGTCTTTCGTCGTGGCAACCACACTAGGAGACCACCATGGCTACGTTCAATGAAAATAGTTTCTGGAAGCAGTTTGAAGCCGCGCCCGTCGGCACCACCTTCCGGCATCCCCGAGACGGCTACATCATGAAAACCGGGGTTGGGACCCGACGCAGTGGATGGTCCCCACAAAACCTGAACACCAAATTCGCTAAGGAGCTCAACAAGCGTTGGACTCCCACCACCTTCAAGTAACCCACCCATGGACAAGCCCGCCAGAAGATGGTAGGCTTGTCCATATCTCTGTTACACCCCAAAACCCCGGCGATATCCGTGGGAGACGCATGACATAGAAGTTTGGAGATAAAATGAACCCCATCCTCTACACATTACGTTATCTTCTGCTACTCGCCCACACCGGATTTGAGCAAAATTATTGAGATCAGGTCTTCATGAATGATCTCTACATTAAATTCCTAACCGCCGCTGACGCCAAGCTAACCGAGCTCAATAAAAATGACCGCACTTGATTAGATGCACCAATACGCTAGATGCCGGTTTCTACTGGAAACCACCCCATATTCCTCAAGAATCACCCTCGATCTATTCGGACTAGGAGTATAAACCCATGTGGACTGGATTCATGGACATGCACAGCGGTGGCGACACTAAAATAGAGCCATACGAATACATTTTCATAGAAGCCCCAGAAGACGAAGCAAAAGTAATCTTCTACAACCGCTTCCATCGCAACCCAGAACGGATAACCTGCACGTGCTGTGGTGGGGACTATAGCATTACCACCTACCCCAACCTAGCGCAAGCAACAGCCTATGAACGCGGCTGCGCATATGGTTACATAAACGCTAACGGCATTGAAATAACTCCTGATGACTGGTACGCACTGCCCCTTAGGCAACAACATGAATGGAAAGGCCAATACCTCGAACGTGAAAACTACAGAAACCACAAATACCTAACACTAGAAGAATATATGGAATGCAATGACGTACTGTTTATCCCTGCTTCGTGCATCGAACCACACGAAAGACAGGGCGAAATTCCATCAGAAGGTTATATATGGATCGAATCAAATGACTGACACGACCTTCATCGATTTCGAAACCCATTACACTCAGGACTATAATCTCAAGAAATTAAATTACTACCAATATATACAAGACCATAGATTTAGTATTCTAGGCGCGGCCATTATTCATAACAACGAGCCCGCTCAATGGTTAACTGGCCTTGACCTCGCCACACTCCTGGATGAACTACGATACAACCCGCCCGAAGCCGTCGTAGCCCATAATACCCTATTCGATGGCCTCATCCTCACCCAGCTCGGCGTCACCACCGAGCTATGGGTAGACACACTCAGCATGGCCAGAGCCCTGTTGCCCCCTGGCACCCCACTAAGCCTGGATGCCCTGGCCAAACGCTACCACCTGGGCCAGAAACTGGAAGGTCTGCCGATGGGCATAGCCTCGTGGGACGAACTCTCTCCCGAGGCCCAGCGCCGCCTGAAGGTCTACGCCATTAATGACGTGGAGCTCCTTCAAAAGCTCTATCAAACCCTCGCGCCACAATTCCCAAGCCAGGAGTTTGAATTAATCGACCTAACCCTGCGAATGGCATTCAAACCTCATTTGCAACTCAACATGCCATTAGCCCAACAACTCCTAGCATCCGTGGGGGACCGAAAAACCAGACTCATCAATGAATCAGGGCTCTCGGAAAAAGTATTATCCTCGAACAAACAGTTCTCTGAGTGGCTCCTAGCAAACAACTATGACGTACCAATGAAGGTTTCCCCGACTACCGGTAAACAAACTCCGGCCCTCGGCAAATCCGACCAAGCCTTCCTCGATCTTCTCGAAGATAACCCAGAACTCGAACCCGTCATCGAAGCCCGGTTAGCCGTTAAATCCACTCTGGAAACCACTCGCTTAACCACGCTCATCGAAACTCAGCAACTCATGAGAGGCGTCCCGGTCCCCTTAAAATACTACGGCGGACATACTGGTCGCTGGAGTGGATTGTTCTATAACCTTCAAAACTTACCTAAAAAATCCGAAATCCGTAATACCCTGGAAGCCCCAGAAGGAGAAACCCTCATTATCGTTGATAGCAGCGCCATCGAGGCCCGAGTTCTAGCCTGGCTAACTGGTCAGGAATTTGCCTTGACCGCATACAAAAATAACGAGGACCTCTACAAGGTCATGGCGGGTAAAATATATAACAAAGAACCCACCAAAGTAACTAAGGATGAACGCACCTTAGGTAAAATCGCGGTACTTGGATGCCTAGCATCAGATACCCAAGTATTGACAGATATGGGATGGAAGCCTATAATCGCAGTATCAATTTCCGACAAACTATGGGATGGTGTATCGTGGGTAAGGCACAAAGGCTTGATTTACCAGGGTCAACAGACAGTAATAACGCAACACGGCGTAACCATGACCCCCGATCACCTCGTTCTGACGCCCGTAGGTTGGCGCAAATGGGAGGACACCCATACAAACCATTCCCTTATGGACTCGGCGACAAAATTGGTGAATTTACCATCAAAGGCTGGGAGCAAAGATTCACCTCTTCGGGCCGCAGTAATGGCTGGCATCCAATCGTGGTTTGTTCATGTGGTTGGACCGGCATGGTACTCCGTGAAAACCTTATTAAAGGAAAAACTACCCGTTGTAATACCTGCGCTAAACGTAAATCAACAGATACTCGAAAACATTATTGGGGTTATGCGGAAATACTCCCGGATAACAACCACCGAACTCGCCTACTCAACCGACTCTCTTCCTGCATCGGACGCTGCCATTGCCCAACCAACACATACTACCACCACTATGGAGAGCGAGGAATATCCGTATACCAACCATGGAGAGAAGATCGCGGGACCTTTCTCAACTACGTTCAAACGCTTCCTGACTGGGATATCCCAGAATATGAACTGGATCGCATCAACGTGGATGGCAATTACGAACCAGGTAATATCCGATTCGTATCCAAATCAACCAACCTTTGTAACAAACGAAAAGTCCCCACACTCCAATATAGAATCACAGAACTCGAACAAGAAAATACCCGTCTACGATCTGAGCTATTGCGGACCAAACAACAGATTTACGATCTTGAGCAACAAAGGACCGCTATTAGTACATAATTGCGGCTATGGAATGGGATTCAACAAATTCGTTCTTACCTGTAAAACTTACGGAGTGACAATATCCGAAGAACTCGCCCAAACAACCATAGATACTTACCGAGAAACCTATAACCTAGTTCGTAATCTCTGGCGTACCTTCAATTCTTATATCCAGATAATGACTACCGATTTCGCTGAAAAATCAGGTAAAACCCCGTGGCTTAAATATACCGCACCTAACGAAACCCCGTGGCTTGAATATACCGCATCTAACGAAACCCTAACAACCCTGATATTCACAACTGAAAAAATTAGATTACCAAATGGACTCGCTCTCCATTATCCTAATCTACACCAAAACAACCAAGGAGAATATGTTTACGGACTTAAAAACAGCATTAAAAAAGTCTATGGCGCAAAAGTCGTCGAAAACATAGTACAAGCCCTAGCCCGTAACATCATCGCCAAACAAATGCTAGACGCCTATAAAACGCTACCGGGTACACTCGTACTATCCGTTCACGACGAGATAGTAGTCAGTACAAAAACCCAACACGCCGAATCAGTTTTACAAGACCTTATAACCATCATGAAAACTCCACCTAATTGGGCCAGCACTTGCCCTCTCGATGCCGAAGGCTCGATCTCCAAATTCTACAAGAAGTA